TAGCATTACATCTCTACCACCTGTAAATAAATAATCTAATGCGATAGTTGAATATCCTGCATCTGTTTGTTGATTTAATTCTTCTTGTCTTCTTCTTTCTATATCAGCTTTTTGTTCTAATGCTTTTATTTTTTCATCATATTTTTTATTAATTTCATCGTAAATTTTAAATAAATCTTGCGTAGGAACTTTTTGAGGTCCAAAATCTATATAAGGTCCGTTATCTTTATATCTAATATAATAGATTCCTGTTCTTTGAATTACTGTCTCATTTTTACTACTAATAAGTTCTAAATTATTTTTAAATCTATCTTTTAGTTCATAATCTCTTTGTTTATTAAGTTCTGCAATCTTTTCATCTAAAGATTGTTCTTTAGGTTCAACTTCTTCTTTTTTAGAAGAGTCTCTTTCTTCTTTAATTAATTTATCATACTTTTTATTGATAATATCAAACTCATGATTTAACTCTTCATCTGTAGCTGTAACTCCTTTTTCAGAAATCATTAAATTTTCAAGTTCCTGATCTCTATCTTCAATAAGTTTAAGTATTTTAGGATTAGTTTCTTTTTCTTCAATTGATAATTTAGGTTTTTCAGGAGCTTGTTCAGAATTATCAAAAGCTTTATTCATATCATCTAAAGTAGAATATTGCTCTTTATTTTCTGTAGCAGTTTCTTTAGCTTTCTTTTCTAATTCAAATTTAGCAGCAATAGCAGCATCTTGTTCTTCTTGAGATAACCCTGCTACATCCACTACTGGATTCAAATTCTTATCAAAACTAATAGCATTTTTAACTTTATCATCAAGATTTAAATCATCTAAAGCTTTATTGTTAACTTTATTAAGTTCTTCTTTAGCTTCTTTAGGAGTTGATACTTTAATTTCTTCACCTTCTGTATTTGTAACTACATATTTTCCATCAGATGTTTTTTGAATCTTAGCTGATTTAGGAAATTTCTTTTTAGTTTCTTCATCTAATGAATTTATATCATTAGTTATTTTATCTAATCCTTTATTAGGATCTGAAATAGCTGTAATTATTGCTTTATTAGAAATTATTGCTTTATTAAGTTCATTTCTTTTTTTAGCAATATTTAAATATTTATCTATATCAAATGGGCTAAATTTATTTATTTCAGCTTCAATTCTTTTAGATTCTTCAGCTTTAACTTTTTCATCTTGAACTATATTATCTTTATGTAAATCTTCTAAAGATTGTATTAATGCTCCTAACTTAGCATTAGTTTCATTTTCAGATAATGATAAATCTTTACTACTTAGAGCTTCATTTATAATTAAATTAGAAGCATGTAAATCATAAAGTCTTGATACTGCTAATTTCTTAGCAGCAATAAAATCTTCTGACTTTAAATCTTTATTATTATTCCAAGGAGTTCTTGATAATGCATCATGAAAAATTTTTAAATTAGAAGCTAATTTAATAAATTCTTGAGGATTATTCTTTAATTCTTGAGAAAAACCCATTGCATTTAACTCATCTTCAGTTTTAACTTGAGACCAATTCTGTAATTTATTAATAAAAGCATCATATGAATTATTCATAATATGAGCTTTAACTAATTTACCAAAAGAGGTTTGAGTTATTATCTTTTGTAATTCTGGTGATGATTTAATTTCATCAACAATATTCAATTGAGAAGTTATTTCTTGAACAGATGCTGCTTTTACACTAGCTTTATTCTCATCTATTTTAGGTTTACCATTTTCATAAAGAATATTTCCTTTATTATCTCTTGAAAAAACATCTCCAAAAAGATTATCTCTAGCTTCATTTAATTCATTTAACCGTAATAATAAAGATTTATCTTGTTCTTTTCTTTCTTTTCTTTCAGATAAAGTTCCTACTGTAGATCCAACTATTCCTATAATAGCTCCAGTACCAATACTTTCAGCATTTTCAGCATCTCTTCCAGCTAAAGCTTCTTGTGTTTGATATAATAACTGAGATATAAAATTATCTTTAACTTTAGTTTTTTTAGTTAATCCTCCAGGAGTTTTAGCATCATAATAACCATTAGCTAAACGTTGTACAGCATTTTGAGCATTTTCTTCCCATAATCCTTCCATTACAGTTGATTTACCTGCTCCCTCAATACCGTAAGTCATTAAACGTTTACCCCATGTATTCTCTCCTAAGAATTTACCTAATTTAGTATTATAATATTTTGAAGATACACTTAAATCATCATTAATACCTTTAACTAAAGCTTCTTCAGTTAATTGTTTATTAGGATTAGCTCCATATAATTTAGTATTAATTTTTTGAAAAATCTTATTTTCAAATGCATTTGATGCAGATAATACAATTCCATTCATCTTAAATACATAAGATGCAGCTTCTCCAGCTAATCTAGTAGCTTCTTCTTCAGATTTACCTTGTTTTAATAAATCAGCTTTATTATCTTTATATGCTTGAGTTGCTTCAAAAGCAGCTTCAGATGCAGTATTAACTATATAAGATGCTACTCCAAAACTATTCTTAGCTCCTGTTGTAAATTCTATAACATTACCAGCCATTCCTGAAGCTTCTAAACTCATTAAACTACCAATCTTACCCAACTTACCAAGTTGACCTAATTTACCTAATGCACCTAATCCCATAGAAGGAATCATAGCAGATAACATAAATGCAACACCATCTGCCATACTATCATTCCAAAATGTAGCATCACCTAATTTAGAAAAGAATCCCTTATTATCATAATTTAATGATTTATATACAGGTAACCATTGATCTTTAACATGTTGTTCAGCGTTCTCAAACATTTTAACAAAACCATTATCTGCTACATTTTCCCAATAATGATCTTGTCCTATATTACCAATCATAGCACCGAGATAACCAAATCCTTGACCAAATTTAAGAATAGCTCCTGTTAGAGTTCTACCTAAAAAAGTAGCAGCTCCAGATACTCCTTTATTAATAATTCCTTTACTATCCCATTCTAATGTATGATAATAATCTTCATTATTTCTAGTAGGATTAAATCCATATTCTTTAGTAAGATATTTACTTGCTTGATCATATGGAGTTTGAATAGGTGTAAAAAAATCTGAATTTAATAATAAATCTTGTTGTTGTCTAGCAGCAACAGCAGCTTTTCCTGCTTCTGCAATATCAGAATCAGTTGAAAATTGAGCATCATAAGGATTCATACCATTTAATACTTTACCTTCCTTAAAATCAAATTCAGGTTTAAAATTATTATAAGCAGGAAGTTTATATTCTGGTAATTGAAATTCAGGTAATTTACTAGAAGATAGTAAATTTTTAAATCTATTTTGAGTGTCTAAGTTTAAATTAAAACTTAAATCACTTAGATTTGGCATTAAAACTGAACTATCTGTATTATTTGATTGAGGCATTTTTTACACTTGATAAATTTTGTAATTGATCTATAGCTGAAGATACACTAGAACATGGTATTATTGTTCCATTTTTTAAATTCTTAATATAAACTGTTCCACTTTGAGAAGATATCGGAGATGTATATACATTATATCCATGAAAATTATCTAATATAGGAATTTCTGTAATTTGTGAATCATATTTACCACTATTAGTTAATACATCTTGTTTAATGTTTTCTAAATGAGTTGACATTACCATATGTAATCCAGCAGGATCATTCATTAAATTGAATTTAGGATCTTCTATAATAAAACGACCGTCTTCTTTTTCTGTTAAATTCTTAGCTGTAGGATAACGTTTAACTACTTCATTATAAGGAACTCCTGGTAATGATACCATAATTTTTCCTTTTAAATCTGTATTTAATAATCTCACATCTTTATATTCTAATATAGATTTTCCTTTATCATCTTGTAAATTATTAAACTCATCTGCTAAACGTTGTCTTACAGGATCATCATCTTCCATATTCCTAGATGATAATGACATTACTTTATAGTTAGGTACTAATTTAGATTTGAATATATCATTTGTTATTGAATTTGTTTTTGCATAAATTTTTCCTATATCTGTAAAATTTGATATTACATGATTTACTCCATTTAAATTTATAGAATATTGAACTCCTTCTGAATCAGGTAATTTTACACCAAATTCATCTCTAGGTTGAGGAGTCTTTACAATATTTTCTTTAATATAATTTCTTAATTCTGAAGGTTTCAATTTTATTTCTTGACCATTATCTAACTTAAGAGTAATTGGAGTTTTATCTAATTCTGCAAAACGTTTTTTTCTTTCTAAATCTAATCTATTCTGTTCTGTATTATGAAGATTCATCAACATCTCATTAGATTTATATTGTTGAAGTAATCCTGATAACATTGGATCATTTTTTGTATTTTGTTGGAATCCTTCTATAAGTGTATTAGGATCTACAGGATCTCCTTCTTTTATTAATCCCGTACTTTTAGCATAATCTAAGATTTTATTTTGTAATGATGAATGATCATTTAATAATGTAGCTCCTTCTTGATAAAATATTTCTGGAGTTCTTTCTGCTGGTTGTTCTGTAGAATTCATAATAGATATATCAGTAGGATCTATTACAGAACCATCAGATCCTGTTCCTTTACCTTTACCTCTCATTCCTGCTATTAATATATCTTTTTCTCTATTTAAAGCATTCTGTTGAGCTAAGAAATCTTTATCTCCTTTATCCATATTAACTTCATGTTGCATTCGAAGAAAATTCTGAGCATTGTCATTAGCCATTCTAAATTGTAATAACTGAGCAGGATCTTCTTTATAAATATGAGATTCATTTTGATGTTCATAAGCTTTACCTAAAGTACTCATAGTTTTACCATAATATGAATAATTAGATAAATTATCATAATTATTTTTAATGTGATTTATATCTTGAAATTTATTAAATTGATTATTTAATTGAGTATCTTGATCAGATAATGCCAATATAGTTTTATTTATATTATCTCTTTCTTGAGCTGATATAGTTTTATCAGCTAATCTAGCTTGTAAAGTAGAAATATTTTTAGTATTACTTTGTCGATCTCGTGTTATATTATCTAATAAATCAGTTTGTAATGCTTCATAATTCTTACCATAATGAACATAACCTTCTATACCTATTTGATTTAAAGCTTTAGGAGATAAAGATGCAGATATACATTGAGCCATTTGTTCAGCAGTTCTACCAGAATATGAAGAAGTTTCCATATATCCTGATTTACTAACTGGATTAGTATCTGTTCTAGAATTATCTTTACAGTTTTTTAAACCTTCTTGAATATCTTGTTGATAATTATAATAAGGAACATAACCTGTTTTACTTTTCCATTTTTCTTCTAAATGATCTGCAATATTAGGATCATTCATGTTAGCTCCACTAGCATAATCATTATATTTATCATGAAGATATGCTTCATTTACTTGACTATATTCTTCTCCTTTATTCTTTATTTTATATTGATCAACTTTTGCAAATTCACCTTTATAAAACTTGTTAAGTTCACTATCTGTCAAAATAGCTCTTGACATAGGATTAGTAGTGTCATATAAAGGTTTAATAATATCCTTTATTTGATTTGCGTTATCAGCTATTGATAAATCCGTTTTAGCTAACTTACTAATTTGTTCTTTTGCAGATTCATTGAATTTATTTAAAACTTCTCTATTTTGAGTATATAAAGGATCTAAATCATTAATAGCTTTCCATCCTTGTTGAATTTTACTTACTCCTTGTAACCAATATTGCTGTTTTGTAGCAGCTTCTTGTAATACTGAGGAGTAATCCATTTCGTAAGGCTTGAAATTAACTACGTTATAATCATTATTTTGTTGATATGATGCTGTTGGCATGTTGTAAAATTAAGTTGTTTTTATATATTAACAAAATTAAAATGTGATTTTTAAATTTCGATAATCCATTTTAGGTTGTTTAGGCATTTTTCCACCTAGTTTTTTCTTTTGATCTGTAGTATTTTTAATAAATTCTCTTAATATTCCTGCTTGAGCTGGATCTAAAGTTATTTTTCCACTTAAATAATCTTGAGCCATTTGACTATAAAATGAATTATTTTCCATATCATTTGATCCTGTTTGGATATTTAAAGGATTACCACTCCATTGATTATTATATTTAACATCATAACCAATTCCATTAGATACTAAATTGTAAGGATTATTACCATTATTATCTTGTTTACCCGCATTAAGCATATTAAATTTATTATTTAATGCTTGATTTTCACTCAAATATTGATTAAATGTAGATAATGATTTATTTCTGAAAAAATCTTTATAATCATCTCTATTCTTCATAGCAACTTGTGTTTGATCATAATAACCTTTATTAAATTGACTATTCTGAGCTTGAGTCTGATTATATAAATTAGCTACATTCTGATCATATTGACTAGATATTTGTTGATTTTGTTGATTAGTTTGAGCTATTACTTGATTTCTTGCATCTAATCCTTGTCCATAATTTGCAGCATTAGCACTAAACGCTTGATTTGGATTTAACATTTTTAACAAATTTCTATTAGAATTGAAATTTTGATCTATAGATGTTAATTGTGCATCAGAATTCATATAATTTGGTCCAGCAGTTACTGGATTTAATTGCTGTCTATAAGGATATTGTGTTTTAACACCTAATCCTTGTAATAAAGGTAAAGTGGCATTAAATTGTTGCCATGCTGTCATAGGTATTCTATTATTCACTTGTTGAGCTTGAATAGGATGCACTTGTCCAGCAGTTAATGTATTAGGTTTATTAGGTAATCCAAATACTTGACTATTAGAAAATTCTTGAGGTCTAGTATAATCTAATCCTGATTGAGGTCTATTATAATTTAAACCTTTAGAATATTCAGGAATAACATAAGAATTTCCTTGACCAGTATAATAAACATTACCTTGAGGATCAGTTTGTTTATATCCTAATTTACTAAATTCTTCAGGAGAATCATAAGTGTGTTTTTGTATATCTAATGTTCTCCAATCAAATTTATTATCTTGAAAACCATTTAAATATTGATCTTTAGTATAAGTAGGTTGATTTCCATATAAATTTCTTCCTTTATTTGTCATACCTTCTCTTTTCATCATATCTACTACGGCATCATCGTAATTAGGATTTGTGGCATATAATGATTGTAACTTTTCAGGATTATTATAGTATCCATCAAAATCTCTTATAGCTAAAGGAAAAAGGGTCTTACTGTTATTTAACCAACTATAAAATATAGATTTACGTTGATCTATATTATTTCTATAACTTCCTCCTATCGGAAATTTAGGTAATACATATCCACCAAACTTCATATATTGTGTAGATTGAGATATTTGTTCATCTGTATGAGGATCATATACAGGAGCTGAGTTTTGTGCAAATGCCGGAACTCCTTGAGGAAATTGTTTTTTAGCTTCTTGAATATAAGCTATTTGACCTAATTTATCCATATTCTTTTGTAACATTAAAGCTGCTGAAGTTTTAGCAATATCATCATGTTTATTAGCATTTAATATATTAACCATTTTATTATGATGATTTATATCTATTTGTTTCTCTAATACCTTAGAAGGAGTATTGTTTTTAGCTTTATGAGTTCCTCCTAAATTCAATTCAAATAATTGTTTTTCAGGTTTACTTATTGCTAAATCTTTATAATTAGAAAATATAAAACTATTCTCAGGTAAATTTACAGGTGTACCACCTTTTTCATGTTTCTTACCTAAAGCTTTATGTAATGTCATCTTATCTGGATTAAATACATATTCTCCTTGTTCTATTTCTACATTAGCTTCATTTCTATCAATAGGAGTTATTTTAGTAGTAATTTGATCACTACCGTCTACTAATCTACTAAGAGAATTAATGCCATTAAGATTTGAATTCTTAGATTCTATTTGAATTCTATACATATTATATGAAGTTGAATTTAACGTTTGCTGTTTTTAAATTAGCTAATGTAGCTGTATCTATATAATGAACATCATTATTTGATTCAGTTTGTACAGACGTTGATGATGTTGATTTATTCTTATTATTTAAATATACTTTTTTACTTAAGTTAAAAGGATCTTTGATTATTCCACCATCTCCTTGTTTTGTAAGTTTTTTATTATAAGCTAAAGGACTCATATTATTACCTACCATCCAATTTTGAGCAGGATGTTTAGAACCTGTTAAATTGAAATTACCAGCAATATTTAAATCTCCATTAGATTGTTTCTTTAACCAATTCTCATATTTACCATCAACTATTTGTGATAATTGACCATAATTATCATCTTTAAAATCATTCCAAAAATTATTAAAGTTTTTATAATTCTGTCTTAAATCTGAAAATTCTGGAGCAGATTTAAACGCTGTTTGTAAATGTCCTGACTTTCTATAACCAAACGAACCATAAGCTCCATTACCATGATCAAATTTACCTTGAGGATCTTCTACTTGTCTAAATTTAGAAGCCCAATCTCCATTATTAGGTTGAGGATTATATGATTCATTATCATCTTGAGATGAATTAATCATATTTTGTCTTTTAGGTCTAAAAGGAGATTTAGAATCTGAAAATAATCCTAAATAATCATTTGTCATATCGTATCCTCCTTGTTCAACTATATCTGTTGTAAGTCTTGGAGATTCTGTTACATCTAATCCTTGTTGAGGTTTATTTTTAGCATCTACAACTTTAGTTGTATAAGCTTTATCAAAATATCTATCAAAGTAATTTCCTAAATCTCCTCCTTGTTCATAAATATTAGCTCTTCCAGGTAATCCATATGGTGCTTGATTTTGCATCATAGGAGCTGTTATATTTAATCCATTTTGTATTAAATTTATAGCTTTACTTTGTTGTAATATTTTAGTACCTTGTTTAGTTCCTTTTACTACTTTTGCTAATCTTCCAAAAGCAGGAATAGCACTAGCCATAGCCACAGCTCTTTGTTCTGGAGTTTTAGAATTATATATATCAGGATAACTAGATATTCCTGTAGGATCTACTAATTGAAGAAGATTTGTCATATTATCCAACGTAATAGGAGACATATTAGGTTCATTATATTCTGTAGTAGTTAATCCATTAAAATTTACAGAATTGGGTACATTTCCCATTTTATAAGGAGATGTTTTCCCTCCTTTAACAAATTTATAACCACTATCTCTTGAAGCTATATATTTTTTCAAAGCTTCTGGATCATTTAATAATTGTTTATCTTGTAAATTATGTTCATTATTAGGAGCTCCTGTATATTGATATGCTGGTTTAAAATTCATTTGTTCATCTGAATATCCTACTATAGTTGAACCTGGACCATATATAGGTTTACCATGCTGTTGAGGCAATTGAGCTTTTGGTAAATTAATAGGTTGTCCTTGCATAAATACTTGAGAGTCATCCATTCCTATATTAGCAGGATGTAATGCTTGCATTTTATTTATAGGATGATTATTTTTAGGAACAAATTGACTATCCCATACAGCTACATTTTTTTTATCTGGTGAATAAGCTACTTGAGTACCTGATACTTGACCTTTACTTGTATTTACAGTTATTCTAGGTTTAAAATCTGGTTTATATACTACTGGTTGTTTAGGAAAAGCATTTGAATAATCATAATTTTCAGCAAATCCCCAATAAGATTTTTGCGGTACAATATCTTTATGAATTATATCAGGACTATGACTGAAATTATCATAAGCTATATTAGGATGAGTTTTAACTAATTTATCTGTAGTATTAAATAATATATTTTGACGTTTTATATAATCATCTAATGGTATTTTTTGTTTTATAGAATCTGGCTGTCTATTATATATTTCTTTAATAGCTTTCAATCTATCATTTGATAAGTTTTTATTATTTAATTGATTTAAAGATATCTGTTTACCATTTTCAAATCTACTATCATTCATATAACCATGATTGAAAGTATCTCCTCCAGTAATAGTCATTGCAAATTTTTCAAAAGCATTTTGATTATGATGAGAAGGATTAACTCCTTCTAATTTTTTTTGTAATTGAGTATAGTTATATAAAGCTAAACTATCATTATAATTATTAGCAGCTTTATTATACTCTGTAGCATTAGTATAAATTTTAGGCGGATTTTGTTTTGTACCACCTGCTCCAAATGAATTACCAAATCCATAACCATATTTATCTGTATTAGATCTACTACCAACTTGAGGTAAAGGATTTAATCTATTTTGAATTAAGTTCTGTTTTTGGTAAACATTCTCTACATTATTAGATATTCCTATTAATGCTGTATTAGCTCCATATAATGCTCCATACATTCCTGGATTAAATCCAAACATTCTTTTTGTACTAAAAGAATCTTCTTGTTGAAAGTCAGTTGGATTATCTGAAACTATAGGAGTTTGAGAAGTAGGATATGCTGGAGATGAAATATTATTTTGAAAAGTATTAGGAAATGCAAAGCTATTTTGCAATCCAGTTAAATCTGGATGCAAATAAGGTTGTAATAACTTTTGTTGTTCTAAGGATAATCCTTGTAATGCTTTTTTTAATATCTTTTTCATAGTTTATATTATGCTTTATCACCCATTTCTTCATCCATTTCTCTTAAATTTATTTGATCTGAACCAAATAAATTTAATCTATCTAACCATAATTGAGTTTTACCATGTTCTTCAACTTGCTCTTCTAAATATTTTTGAGTTAAGGTAAATACCATAAAATCTCCTTCTTTAAAAGCTTTAGATGCAAAATCTTTAATTTGTCTTGTAACTTCTATTTCGTGATCATAAGATAATTGAATTATTTCTGGTAATCCTTTAAATGTTTGTTGAGGAGATTTTAAAGCAGGAGTATTAGGTTGAACACCTAAATCAAGAAGATAACTTCTTGCAATATCTGCATGACCCATTTCTTCATTTGAATATTTTCTCCATAATTTAGCAGCTCCCATATATCCTACATTATCTAACCACATTGACATTGCTAAATATATTCTAGCTGAATATTCCTCTTGCTCTACTCTATAATTTAATAAATCAATGATAGTTTGAGATATCATTGGATTTTTAGTTGATTTTTTGACAATTCCTATATTGCCTATTACTACATCTGCCATAATTATCTAATTGAATAGTTTATTTTAAAATTATTATATTTATTAATAAATTGATATGCTCCTGATATATCTCTAATAAATCTTATAGTATTTATATAATTTCTAAATAACTTCTGTTCTTTAATAGGTTTATCTAAATTTATATAATTAGGATTTATTATTTGACTATATCCATTAGGATGTGTAACCCACATTGGAACATTAGATTGTCTATCTTTTGTCAAATCTGAGAATTGATTAAATCTATAATGTTGTTCAGTTTTATCATATAATACTGTTAATGAACCATCTGATTCTTTTTTAGGATAAATATATTCTGTTTCAGAAGGTCTTCTTCCATTTTTATATTCTAAGTTTCTTAATCCTGAATTTTGTTCATTATTAAATACAATAACTTTATTGAAAGTTTCATGATGAGTATGAAATCTATCTTTACAATTATTTTGATTCAGATATACTTCATTATGCCATTCAAAGGATTTAATAAGATGAGTTTGTTGACCTGTAGATAAGGTTTGTTCTAATTCATAAGGATAATCTATTCCATAAAAATTACAATAAGAATCACATCTATTATTATGTAACCATATAGCATTATTTTTTACTGATGCAAAATGGTTTTCTTGTTGAATAATCCAATCTGGATGCCAATCATGAAATGATGAAAATGCTTTATTTGTTGGAGAATAAGATATAGTCCATGAAGAATCTGTAAAATATTTAGGATCTGTTAATTGAACTTCTACATTATTATAATAAAATTTATTATCTTTTAATGTAATTAATCCTTGAAATTCTTTATTCAAACTATAATCTCTTTTACAGAAATATACTAATTCATAAAGATTATCAAAAGCTATTTGATAACCAACTCCCATTTGAGGAGAATCATCATACTGATAAGTAGGAAATGCTTCTAATAATTGTAAAGGAATATACTTAGCTAAGTGATATTGTAATCCTTGACGTGATATTTCATCTAAATTTTCTGTAAAATTAAATAATTTACCTTGATTTCTAGATATATAAAACCTACCAAATTGAGTAGCTCTAAACGCATATTTGTCTAAAGAACTACCATAAAATACATCTGTATGCATTAGTTCTCTAGGCTGTTGTGCAAATAATCCACCATCTCCAATAGTAATCTTTCTACCATTAACACTTTCTAACTGATCTCTTCCTAACGATATATAAGGAGATGATTTAGAAAATAAGAATGCTACTCTATCTTGATCTAATGAATGAATACCTGTTAATTGACCAAAATCTTTTTCATCAAATGTAAAATAGTTATTTGGTAGAAAATATTGCCAGTTATTTATCTTTTGCATATTATATGCTGGTAAAGAATAAATAATTGAATTTTTCTCTCTAATAGGATCTTTCCTTAACTCTTTAATCTGTTCTCTATAAATCTCTCTTATTGAAAGTTTTTTATAAGATGAATCTAAATCAAATCCTTCTGATTTTTCTAATCTATCAGATCTAAATATATAAGATAAATTCTTATTTGAATCAGAATAATGAGGTTGATGAATTGATCCGTCTTCTTCATTTTTATTAGTTCTAAAAGCTATATTATAATCTGCTTCTGCAAAGAATTCAATTACTCCATTAATATGAGTATACATATGTTGACCTTTTACGACCCATGTATATTTTTTAGATTCATTACCTTTACAATCTAAATTATATTTTTGATTAGGTAACATAGCTTCTTTAGGAAGAATATTAGATAATTTACCTACTAGAGAAAATAATGCTCCTGTATCATATTCTGTAAAATCAGCCCAATATCTAGGATAAGCTATATTTCTATATAATCTATAATCAAAAGGTTGACCATCAGGAAATTCTCCATTAGCTAAAGTTTGACTAAATAATGGTTGTTTTGTATTTATTGCAAATTTGTAAATAATACAGTCTCCTCCAAATAATACTGGAGAATCAGTATCTCCTGAAGAATCTAATAATAAAATATTATTATGAGTTTTTATTGGTTTTACATTTTCAATAGAACCATATTGATTTATATTCTTTATTTTACTTGTACCATAAAACATTGAAGCTGTACTATTAACATTAACTGTAGGAGTATCACATATTTTAAATTGACTTATGGTTTTTCTACTATTATCTTTAGTAGTAGGAGTAGATACTTCTTTTTCTAATTCTATAAATATAGATTCTTGTTTACCTACATTATTTATTTCATAATCACGTAAAGAATGATTACCTGATTTTAAATAAATCGGTTGTGAAGATGTTTTTCTACGTTTGTTATTTTTTTTAATAGACTTTTGCTTATTGAAAAATGCATGAGAATTATATTGATAAACATATTGATTATATTGAGTAAAATTTCTAACTGTTTCTAAAAACTGAATACCAAAATCTGCTGCTATTCCTAAGAAGTTTAAACCTATAGCTGCTAATTTCAACACATTATTAAATATAATCTTAGCTGCTTTTAAAGGATTTTGAACCATCCAAGCTTTTCCTGGAATATCTGTAGAATATGTAGATTCTAATACATCTACTACTTTATACATTACAGGAATAGTAGTGCCACTACCTAATATTTTTACTTCTTGAGGACTAACTTCAGTCTTCATTGTAACTTTACCTGTTGTAGATAGATAAGCTTCAAGAGTACCTACTACTAATGATACAATAAGAGAAAAGTTAGTTAATAACTTATGTTTTGGATGTTTATATACTTCTTCAAAGTTCCCAGTAACTGAAGCAATTTCCTCAGTTTCAAACTTAATTTCAGTTCCCATTTTATATTTCTCAAAGAAATATCCATGAGGAGTATAAAAATTAAATTTATCTTTATATATTTTATCTAATCCTTGATGATCATTTTCTTTTCTAGCTTTTCTATATGTTTGTTTCTTTGATAAAAAGGGATCTATTCCTAAATCATTATAAGGATAATTAGAATAAATTACTTTTTCTTTAGAATCTTCAAATCCTCTAGCATTAGTTAACATTCCTCTAGCTATAACAGTTTTATTAGCCCCATCTCTATCACTTCTTATAATTTCATATCCTATTATATCTTTTATGATATTTCCTTTATCATCTGTTGGTCTCGGGATATTTAAAGCTTGAAATCCTAATACATTAATATAATTTTTACCTGTTTTAGAATCAGTTATATATCTTGGAACTTTAGCTTCATCTGGAAATTGATGAAGTCTTATAGGTTTACAAGCATTGTCTCCATAAATTTCAATATTATTAGGATATAGTTCTGTAGTTTCATAATAACCAAAATCTCCATAACCTATAACTTCTCCACAAGAATTGAAACCATTTGATACATATCTAGGTTTACTTGCAGTATTTTCTACTTTCCAACGTGGAGTTAAAGGATCTTTATCACATACATCAATAGTATAAGTTTCATATACATCATCTCCAGATACTATTTCTAAATCATAAGGTTTAGCTAATCTTCCTGGAATTTGACCTAATTCTGTAGGTTGTCCATTATTCCATATATAATTTAAATAGAAATTATAATTTTCATCTCTATAAAACCCTATATCTGAACCATCATTCTTATAATAATCTTCTGGATATTGTTTAATTACATATTGTAATTTAACTTGATTTGAGTAAAATTGAGTATTTATCTGAGGTAATCTTGTTAAATCAGCTAACATAGCATATTGTGAATTAGATGCTATGATTCCAGCTTTAGTATAAACTTTTTTAGTAATGACTAATTGATCATTACTTATAGTTTCATATTCAGAATTTTCCCAATCTGATATTGTTACAGTAGATTGAGATGTATTATAATATCCTATTATTTTAGGTGTTGTAACACCATTTACTGTACCAACCAATACTAATTGATATTCATCAAAACTTTTATCTATATTAGATATATTAACTGATATACTAGTTTCACCTTGTTTATTGTTAATAAATATAGGTTGAGTTAAAGAATAATAATCTGTAAATTTATTTCTATTTATTGAATATGCCAAAGCAACACTGTAAACGCCATCAGGTAAGTTTCCTGCATGGGATTTATTTGTTGTAATATTTGGAAAAGACAACTTCGGAAATAGTAATAATTCTTCACAATCCAGTTCATTTGTATATATTTTAGTTTTACATTCATTATCATCTTCTGCAAAGATATAAGGAATTGTTGATATATTAAGTATTCTTGTTGGATTATAATCATCATTAAATAAAATAATATCTTCACCATCAGTATTTTGTTTATATATACCTGTAACTATAAAGTTATTATTTAAGTTTAAACATTTATTATTTACTAATTTAGTATAAGTACAATTAGTTAAATCAGCTATACCTATTTCATTATTAATATTATCTGAAGAGAATATTACAAATCTATTATCTTTTAAGGATACTGAACCATTGAATTTATAAGGAAAAGATACACATTTAAAATTAGAAATTTCGTTACTATAAAAAGGTAAATCACCTTGAACTGTAGCAAGAATAGCATTTCTTGCATGAGTTACAATTTGATCGTTTACAGCAGAAGGATTAAGATCTTTAATCATTCCTTTTGTATACATTAATGTTTTTATATCATTTTTATCTTGTGCCAATTACTTTAATTTTTTAAGTTTAGGTTCAATTTGAGTTTTATACATAGGTAAATTTTCTTTTTCTATGATACAATACACAATTTCATTCAAATGTCCAGTTAACCATGCTAGATTTTCATAATCATCATTTCCTCCAGCTAAATCAATTTGTCTATCATCTAAAATAAATGCTGCTAAATGTTGACATTCATGTGCTATAATATTATTTGTAAGTGTGTGATACTTAAATAACATTGCATATTTTGTAGTATCTGATACATCATCATCTTGACCTTGACAACATGCTACACATGCTTCACAATCAAATACTTCCTCAGTTATACCCCATCTTTTATAAACTGCTCCTAATGAACGTTTAATATCATTTGTAAAAATGATTTCTAAATTGTACTCATAATTAGCATCTGAGTATAAATAACGTATAGGTGTAGGTTTATTTGTCATTATTGATAGATTCTATAAGATAAAGTAGTATTTAAAGGAACTGTGAATCTAGAAGGATTATAAATATCAAACCATTTATCATAAAACGCTTTAACACGTTTTTCATCAAATCTTTCTAATTCTTTATACTCAGGTGTTCCTGAGAATTGCCAAGCATCTATATATGCTTCTTTTTTCTTTTGAGTTACATATTGTAACTTCTTTTCAACATCATCTTCTGAATTTAAGAAGATGTCTTCAAATAACTTTTCTTTTATAGAATATTCATAATAATCATTTAATAAAGGATGAAAAGGAATTAAAGGTTCTCCATTTTCATCTTCCATTGTACCTAAGTAACATAAGAATACTTGACCTTCTTTAAAAGAAGTGAATATTTGATTATCATCTAAATCAATACCATATGTAGAATTTTGTCTATTTGGACAATAATGAGTAGCACTATTTAAACAATTATTACTCATTTTAAGAGGAACTATATTAGTTATAGTAGTTATTTTTTCTGTATCAGGTTGCTTTACAGCCCAAAAACAATTTCCACAAGAATCTTTATATGATAATTTGGGAGAATTTATAATCTTACCATCTTTAATATTAGATATATCAGAAGTATATTCTACAATATTACCAGGAATAATCGGCATTGTAGTTGGTATTTCTGTAAGATATGTTGCAAATATAGTTTCAATTTTCCAAAAATCATCTGGTAAGTAACCTTTACCATCTTTAATATCTATAAGACATTGTTTAGATTTATGTAACTTGATTCCTAATTTATCATTACATCTATGAATAACTTTAATAAAAGTATTATTACCCATGAATCCAGCAGCATCATATAATCTCATATCTAATGAGATTGAAGCTAATAACTGAGATAAAGTTATATATTTATATTTTTGATTTGGTAATGGTAGCATTATGATTGTATATTAAAACTGTTGTCATTTTTATCAATTTGGGCACTCTTCTCGTGTAGTCTAGCATAAGTATTCATTATTTCTTGCTCTACAAATTCAAAAATTGGTTTTTCTAAATATCCTGGAATTCTAAATTGTTGATCTAAAAATCTAACACATTCTTTTTTAGAATTAGAATCACAGTCATTATGTATCTCATCTTCATTATATCCCATAATTTCTACTTTTCTATATCCTCCATTTGGAAAGTATAAATATCCATCATGAGGAAAAAAGTATTTATTTGTATCATTCTTAATCCAAGGATTATTAATTATATTTATATAATCTGTGGGATTAATATTATAGAATCTTTCTAAATTATCAATGGTATATACGCTTTTAATGATTGGTCCAGAAGTATCTTCATAGAATTTAGGTAATTTTTCTTTAGTTCTCCATACTTTACAATGACTTCTAATACCACAACAAGGATCTATTGCAGGAGCTTCTATTACTTCTACACATTTGTAAGGTTGAAATAATTGAAGTTGATTATAAATCTTTAATCTATCATTCTCACGTTTGATAAGAACTCTAGCAGCAGTCTTTAAAATAGAAAAAGCAAGCTTATTAGTAAATCTACTATCCGCATTGACTTCTCTGAATATTTTTTTAACACGGCTTATCGCCTCTCTATTAGTCATTTTTATGTTTTTGCAGTTTTATAAATATTTGGTTTATCATTTAAAGCTTTATTGGCTGCTTTTACAAAGTTTGAATGAGCTTTAAATGCTAAAAATGGTAAATACTTATTAAACTTAGCAGCATGTTTTACACACCATATAATCTTTGCAAGTTTATCATAAGTATTCCAATTTAAATGAGGTACTTGATATCCCTCTTGTACTGATTTTGTCATATCTACAGCCTCATATTCAATATTAATGAATTCTATAGATATATCTCCACAATAAAAAGGAAGTCTTACACCCATAGTATTATGTACACCATAATGTAAATATTTCATCATTAACTTCCTCCATATTCTTTTAAAGGATTCGTAATCCTTTACTTTATCTACATATTGAGGATATTCCTTTTTCCATTTATTATATAATTCTACACTAATTAAACGTTTGGCATATTTAGTATCCCTAAAACGCTTTTTATGTAAATCTGGTTTTTTAAAAATTCTTGGTTTTAATACCTTTTTCGTAAGTTTCAAATCTGTTATGTTTAAATGTTTATAAATTACACAAAGATATATACTAATATAATGAAAAAAAAGCATATAAAAAAATTAATCTCCTATATTAAAAAACTCCTAAGAATTAACTTAGGAGTTAGTGGGGTGACCTGTTTTGTGAAGGATCTTCTTGCTACTTGTACCGGATCTTAAAAATTTAATTTTTCTTTCTTTTTACCTATTTCTAATTCATATAATGAGAAAAGATGTCTATTTACAAGTACTTTAATCTCTTTTGAAACATCTAAAGGATTTATTAGATCTTCTTGTTTCATTAATTCTTCAATTTTAAGAATCATTGGTAAATAAGGATATTCTTGCCCTTTATAGATATAGGAATATTGTGGTAATAATTTGTGTTTTAATTCTTCAAATGTGGTTCTAGGTAATGGATTTTCTGTTGGAACATATATAAGACTTAATATTTTTCTCATGATCTAAATTCTTTTAAATAATCAATATTATTTTGTAATTCCTGAATTTTATTTGTAAACTCTTGAATTTTTTCATTCGTGAATCTGTTGCCCGGAAACTCTTGTATTGTATTCTTAATATCCTGTAATTTCATCATTTCTCTAGTTAATACTAGAATTGTATATGATACTGTTTCCATATTATCTTTCTTTATCAAATGTTGTTTCTGATACAGTATGATACTTTCCACAAGATTTACATTGCAATTGAATACGTTTCATTCCTGTAGCAGTTAATCTTACTTTAGATTGTACTGTTTTATTAGAACCACATTCAGGACAATCACATTTATCTCCTCCGTTAAGCATTCCATGATGTGTTTTATGAGTAATATAATTAGACATCTCTTTATAAACATCTTCTAAAAGAGTAACATCTTTCATACAATATTTAACCATTTTAGTTAAAGAAGCAGCATCTTTATCTAAAACAATCTTTTTCCAATCATTAAAACACATATCACTTTTATGACCCAATCCTAAAAAGGAAGCCATATAATTTAATGTATTACTATTGAATTTAAATCCAGATCTAGCTTTTTTAAGTGTATCTAAAGAAGTATAAGAAGGAAACATAGGAATTCTATGGAATAGACATCTTGTTCTTATCCAAGGTAAATCAAATTTATCTCCATTTTGAGCTACAATTTCATCAGCTTCATTTGCAATTTTAATGAATGCTTGAAGCATTGATTTATCATTCTGATTAGCATCCCATGTTAAAGAATGTACTTTCTTTTCTCCTGCCCATTTGTAACATATACAAATAATAGCTCTTTCCTTTATGATATTTTCATAAGGAATATTTTTCTTATATCCTGCTTCCCAAAATAAACCTATGTTCGGAGAAGTTTCGATGTCGAAGTAGAGTCTTTTAATATTTTGATTGTGCATAATTTTCTTTTAATTTTTTTAAAATATTGGTTTTGTTTTTTTGATACCATTCTTTTTTATATTCATTTACTTTAGATTTAATAGCTCTACCGTCTTTATAATTACCATGATTTTGAGGGTTATGAGCTACATGTAATCCAGTATCATATGAATGTTTTAAATTTTCTTCAATAGAAAGCCATTCTAAATTAGATGGATTATTATTTAATTTATTTCCATCTATATGATTTACTGTTAATTTATTTAAAGGATTAGGTATACATAATTTAGCTATCAATCTATGCACTAATTCAGATTTATTATTTAACTTTACTTTTAGATATCCATAAGAATTTAAATATTGACTTAATGGTTTTCCTTTTTTATGTTTTGAATTAGAAATTATTTCAATATCATTATCATTTATAATTAGTTTATAAAAAGGTTCGATATCAAAGAATAATTGTTTTTTTGTCATATTGATTTTATTATACCTTCTAATTAATGTTTTTTAAAGAAGGTTGTATGTTTTTTACTATGTTCATAAATAGGATTCAAAAAAGTAGTTTCATATTCTTTAGTATCTTTAACTAATTCTGCATAATTATCTATAATTTCTTGTTTCCTTTTTTCAACTTCATCATATGTATTACCTAAACTTACATTATGATGTTCATCAGCAGTTAAAATAATTATATTATTTGGACAAAATCTTAACTCTGGATACTTAGACTTTTCTAAAATATGATGAAACCATAACGAGTTCAATTCACCTTTTAACTCCTTTCCAGAAACCTCAGATTCTCGACCTCTTTCATGTAATAAAACATAAAATAACATCCATTGCTTCTCGTTATTGGTTTTCTTCATATCTTGCTTCACCTTCACCTTAACCTTACTTTAAATTAGATAAATAAGTTTGTTTAATTGACTTATAAGTATCTGTTTTTTTAAAGCGTTCAACAGTAGTTATTGATAATCCAGTTTTAGTTGCTACTCTTGATGTTCCCCATTTTGTGTAAGACGGATTGCTTCTGTAAAAATTCTCAATTCTTTTCATAATTTTTTTATTTTGTTTTTGTTTGTTATAGAATAATGCAAATATACTATTAAAGCGAAAGCTTTAGGAGTTATCTAATTGTTAATTACTTAAATTTTCCATAAATAGGGAATTTGGCAAGCTTATTAGCTTTATCTGCATAATAGTTTATTTCATTAATCCATTCTTTATAAATAGATTTCTTTCTAGCATCAGGTCTATGTGAGAGTAATTCTTCTACCATTTCTGTATACTCTATTACAGTATCAAATACTTTCAGTTTTTCTTCTTCTAAATCCTCTTGTATTACTTTCTTCATAATTCTTTGAAGTTTTCATGGTTTTTAAAATAATCAACTATAACTGATTTGTAAAAAAAGAATTCTGTATTAAACTTATAATTTCTACATTTATGATGAATATCTTTCTCTAACCATTTATAATTATCTGTTGCAATAAATCCAATAGGCTCTTGTAACTTATTGGATGTTTTATGTTGTTTTATTCTTTTTTGAACATCTTTACTAAATCCTATCTTAAGAAGATCTATATTATTGTAAGATGTTTTAATTAAATATACTCCTGATGTCATTATGACTTTGTTATTGGTGCTACATAAGGCGTATTAAATACTGTTGTAGTATTCTCAGGATATTCTCTACAAGTTGTAGTTGTAACAAATTCTAATGAAGTTCCTGTATTATTACATTGCATAAATGGTGATAACCCAATAGGAGGATTTACTCCAGGGGTAGGACCATATTTTATATGAGTAGGTTCAGGAATTCTATGTAATCCTGTTACTTTAGGAACTATAATTGATTCTTCTTTAATTTGCATTTGATTGAATAAAAACATAGCGTTTAATGCTACTGCTGATAAATGACCTAAATCTTCTCCATTATCTTCATAATTTCCTGACATAATCTCTATTACGTGTCTAAACAAAGATTGTTTTAAAGATTCTATATCTATCGGTTGTTTCCAATTATAAGCTGGATATTTATCCTTATTTAAAGCCATTCTTTCAGCCATAGCTTTTATAAAATCCCAATCTAATTCATAATTAAGTTTATCTTCTGAGTCTTTTATTCCTTTAGGTTTAGATATAACCTCTCCTGTTAATATTTCTACATTCTGTTTTACAAGTTTATCTAAATTAAGAGGAGTTACATTAGGAAATAAATATTCTGCTTCAATCATATTTATTTCATTATTTATTGAAATAACTTTAAATTGATAGTAATTGACTTGAATTATATCATCTGGTTTCAATGTTTCAGGAATAGGATTAGTTGGATTAATCCATAAATATTGTTGTTTTCCTTGAAAAGTTACATTAATTAATCTCATATTATTTTAATTTTATATTTAAATGAAGTATATTATCTTGAGATTTTATCATATATCCATATCCTAGATTATATCTATTTTTTATTGATAATTGTAAAGTAGGACCGATATCTTGATATTTACAAGATTTGTCAAAGATACTACTTATCCCTCCATATAGCGAAAATAATGGAACTTTTCTTGTTATTGTATTGGTAATAGTGTTAGTGATAATCTTTTGTTCTAAATCTCCACCAAACATATAATGTCTGGAATATATACCATCACAAGAACCTGTATCACTTAAACTTACATAAATGTTATTATATCGTAAAGTATCTACACTCAGAAAGATAGGATAATCCTTATATAAAGTGTCAGTACGGTATATGTCATTTGTCTTATATTTATTTATAATTACATTATGAGGTTTAGAAATAGTTACAATATGTTCTTTATTTATTGTATCATGAACTATTAATGTGTCTGTTTGTATTTGTGTATTTATAATTTCAGGATATTTTACTGAACTTCTACCTATCCAGAATCCTATTCCAAATAGGAATATCATAACTAATCCTAATATTATATTTATTGTTGTATTTGTCATAATTTATTTATTAAAGTTAATCCTTCTATTATTAATTCTAATATAGATAATTTAGAATAATCTATATTTTCACTAAAATCTAACATTTCAATTTTATAAGAACTAAAAGGATATGATATAGTCGTAGTTGTACCTATACCACCAGTAGTAAATACTCCATTAGGTATGATAATGGTATTTCCTGATGAAATATATCCAATAGTTTTTACGCTTGTTCCAGTAGTAAAAGGTATTGTAGTTGAATCAGGTAAAGAATCATAAGGATCTATAGCTGATATATATTTATTTTCCATATTCTAATTTATATTGTTTTTTTATATTTTTTAATAGAGTTAAATAATCTTGTTTGATTTTTACAATTGGAATTTTTATATTTCGATTTCCGTATATGTATATTAGTAGTCTGTCCTATATAAATTTTACCTGAAGGATTTGTAATTTTATAAATATAACCTATTTCATATTTACCTATTTCATATTTACCCATTTCTTAAACTACTTTTTACTTCCATTATTTTTTTAACTAAATCACTTCTATGATTAGCTTGTAATTTTATATGTTTTATTTCAGGAATTCTCTTTGATAATTCAATAGCAAACGTTAATCCATCATAATCTAAATTAATATCTTTTTGAGATAAATCTCCACATATAACAATTTTACCACTTTTTCCTAATCTAGTTAGGATAGCTTCCATTTCATGAGGAGTTGTAGATTGAGCTTCATCTACAAAAAGATAATCATTTATAGTTCTCCCTCTTATAAATTGAATAGGTAAATATTTAAATTTATTATCTTCTATAATTTTATTATATTTATTTTTATCTCCTACACATGTTGAAATACATTCCATAAAAGCTTCATAATAAGGATCTTGTTTATTTTTTAATTCTCCAGGTAAATAACCTAAACTGTGACCAACTTCTATTAAAGGTCGTGTTAAAAACACATTTTCACACATTCCTTTATTTATAAAATCTAATCCACATTGAGCATTTATAGTGGTTTTACCACTACCAGCAGCTCCTGTAATAATTACAATTTGATTATCTAAAATCAAACGTTTAGCTTCTTTTTGTTCTTCATTTAAAGATATAGCATATTTTATATCTCCTTTGTATTCTCTTTTAGGTTTATCCATTATTTGTTTGATTTAAATGTTCTTTTTCCCATTCCATAAATTTAACTATAGCTTGATTAAATTTAACTATAGCTTGATTCATACTATTAGTTTCAGTATTACAATAAAAGGTAAATCCTGAACAATCTTCTTTATCTGAGAATCTCCATTGTATAGATTTATCAGGATTTTTTATAAAAGTAGTAAAAGGATATGTTTCAGTTAATTGAATTTCTTGATATTTTGTCATTTTGCAAATATAATCTTTTATTTTAATTTATCAATATCATTTAATGCCATATCTATTAATTCTGATGTTGATTTGTCTGTTAAATTAACTTCTCTTCTAGTTATTCTACTAGTGAAGTATTCATCAATAGCATCCTCAAACATTTTTTTACCACCTATTCCTGTAGTGATATAAGTATATTTATTTAAAGATGGTTGTTGAGGTAACTGTTCCCATAAACCTTTTCCTGTATAGTTTAGTAATTCTTTATTTGTTTCATCATATCCTATAAAGTCTTTTTCTAATTTAACTGTAAACTGCTCACTATTACTACCTAATGGATTTTTAGGTTCTATATTTAACAGTTTAGTTGGATCTTTTATCATAACTTGTATTTATTTATATTTTAAGCATACTACGTCCTTTTCTCCTACAAGAGTTTCTCTGTTCTTTAAATTAACAACAATAGAACAGATCAATAATCTCCTAAAACTCCCAATTCTCCCCACAATCTGATTTTAAAGTTAATCTTTAGGATAAGATTAATCAAATTGTTTCTTTTTTTTGGAGGTCTGAAAACGATTCCTAAAGATTTAACTTTTTGTAGGTGATAAGTGTCGGACGTTATACAACATTATCTTTTTATTTGTTTTCAGCCTATCATGTGAGACCAAGGTTTCCAGTCCAACTCCTCATACTAGTTTTACGATTGACATTTTATTCTCTAAGATTGTTGACTTAGAATGGATAATAGTTGGCTAAAACCATGAATAAAATAAAAAAAGCTCCAGAATCAAATTAATGACTCTAGAGCTTCTTTCTGTTTTGGGAGAAAACATACACTAGTAATAGTGTTTATCTTTGGATTGGAAACCAACTTTAATATCTTTATATTATTACTGTTTATAGCTTTCTCCCAAAAGTGGCAACTAGAGTTTGTAACTCTCTTTATCATAATATAATGCAAATATACAATATAAACAAGCAAAACCTTATTTATTTTTAAAGTATTTTGTTAACAAAATGTAATTAGACGTAATTCAGTGTAATTGAATGAAGTTGTATAGGTAGGATTCGAACCTTCACCATTTTGACATGACCTCAGTTTTCAAGACTGGTGCATTACTATTGATGCTACTCTTCCATGTGTACTTGAGGAGAGATTCGAACTCTCAATCCATAAAGGCAAGGAATTTTAAGTTCCTCATGTATTCCAGTTCCATCACTCAAGTATTTGTACCTCTAACAGGATTTGAACCTGTACGTTATTTCTAACCTTGGTATCTAAAGCCAAGTTGTCTACCATTCCAGCATAGAGGTATATAAATAAAAAATCCTCCACTTTTCAGCAGAGGATTGTATATAGGTTGATTGTAGTATATAATTATCTCTGCTTAGTTGGCGGACTAAGTAATAAATAGCTATATAACGATGTTTTATTCATTTTTTATTTTATGTAATGTATTTAATTCTTTTTCTATTTCAGCAGCTTCATCTGCTCTAATTTTTAATAATTTAGAATTTTCTTCTAAATCAAAGGAATTTGGTTTTATTGGATGTAACCAACTTTCAAGAGTAGTGTTATGACCACTATTCATAGGTGTATATTTACACCAAGAGCTTAATCCTCCAAAGCCTTCTAGAAATCTTTTAACTAATTTATCTCTAACATCATCTGATTCAGAGTATTCAATTTTAAGAATTGGTTGATTATCATAATCAACATCAATTGTAATTCGACTTTTCATATATATTTTGTTTAATGTTTAATAAATAACATGCCTATTTGGTCAATGTTCAATAATGCAAATGTATTACATTACTATATATAATACAAATTTATTTTGGATTTACCAAATATTTAACAATATATTTTTAATATATGTGGACATATCTGAGATTCGAACTCAGAAAACCACTTTGCAAGAGTGGTATGATACCATTTCATCAATAGCCCATTTGTAGAGTTATCTGGATTTGAACCAGAATTACTTGAGTATCAGTCAAGTGTGCTAACCGTTCTACTATAACTCTGTACTACTTCTTGGATTCGAACCAAGGTGAACCAGACTAACCTTTCAACATGATATAAGCATGAGGGTATAAAGTAGTATAAGCAGTCTATACGAGACTCGAACTCGTTTCTCTAGCGTGACAAGCTGGAAGGATAACCTATACCCTAATAGACTATTTTGGTATCTCTAACGAGACTCGAACTCGTGTCTGCTCTTAGAAAGAGAGCTATCCTAAACCGCTAGAAGATAGAGACATTTGTGCAGATATTCAGAATCGAACTGAAATCCGAATTTTGGAAGAATCCTATAATAACCATTATACCATATCTGCAAGTGTTGCGTGGGTGAAAATCGAATTCACAATACTATGGCTTATGAGACCATTTAGCCTACCAAGGCTTGTCCACGCGCAATGTGCGGTTTCTCTAGGCTACGATCCTAGCACCTCCATGTTAACAGCATGTTGCTCTGCCAAATGAGCTAAGAAACCAATTTATATGTAGACCTATAGGGATTCAAACCCCAAAATACTCCTTAGAAGAGAGTTGTCTTTTCAGTTAAACGATAGGTCTATGTTGTAGGATGATACAGAATCGAACTGTAGATTTGACTGTGTAAAAGTCAAGTACTTTAGTCCAACTAAGCTACAAGGGTATAAATGAAAAAAACCCTGTAACTTTTAGGCTACAGGGTTAAGAATGTTTGTATTGTATTATTTAAACATAAATATCCCTGTAGCCAGATTTCTCATCTGCCACTCTCCCAATGATATTTATATTTATAATTTGTTGCATTATTTAATTTATGTTGTTAAATCTAGAGGAACGGTGTTACAATTTAATAACTTCCTTCATACGTCCTAAACGTTTCCAGACTGCAAATATATGACGTGTATATTATATAATACGTTATTTATTTGATATTACCAAATTTTTAACCATTTATTTTTAATATAATAAAAAAAGTCCTGTGGAAACAGGACTATAAACCTAACCAAAACCAATAAAGGAAAGGTTTTATTTGTCTTTATGCTGCTAATTTTAATCTCTTAATGTAAGTTGGAAGTACTGTAATTTTACAACCTTGTCCACCACAAGAGTTTTTAACATCTTTAATTTTAATTTTTACTAGTTTCATTTTTTTATGTTTTATATTGTTATTAATTGAATGTTATATGAGACATAGGTAATGAAAAAGAAGTTATTGATGAACCTGTATCATTATATAAAGTAGCTACAAGTGCTAATTGAGAGGATGTAGATAATGTACCTGTAAATGCCCTACTCCACACACCTCTTACTGTTTGCAATCCTGAATTTAAACATGTTGCTGGAAAATTATCATATCCTGTTATAAAACTAACTGATGAATCTAATAATTGAGCAATACCAGCAGCATATAAATCTATAGTACAGTTTACAGCAGTTGCTGATGATCCTGTTGTTATAGATGAACCATGTGTATAATTAATAACTCCTCTTAAAGATAAAGATTTTTTATTTTTAGATATTTTATACTGTAAAGTAGATCCTATTGAAAAATTAGTACCTGTAGTACTAATAGCACTTGATGGTACATTTATCCATGTATCTAATTGAATAGAAGGAGCAACCCATCCAACAGTTGTTGTATAATCTGCTGATACAGCAGTAGTATTTAATGCAGAACATTGTTTAGCAGCATTAATTGTAACTGTTTGGTTATTATTATAATCAAAGTTTGGTAATAAGGTATAAGTTAAAGCTGATACACCTGCTATTTTTCTATTAACAATATCTGATACATTTGTATTAACTAGACCACCGCCTAATTTGGTATAAGCAATATTAAGACGTATAGTATCAAAACTTACATTTGTAACTGGAGTTGTTCTTAAATAAACTTCACCTTCTAAATCTTGAACTAAATCAAAGGTAACATCTGATATTGTTAATGCTGAACATGTTCCTGATATTGCAAATGAAGCATAAATGCCATCAGCATTTGCAGTAATTGCATTACCTGCTGTTGCAGAAATTTTAACATCAGCTTTTAAACCAGATACATTTGGAACAGTTAATGCTACTGTAGAACTATCTTGTTTTCTAAGATCTGAAGTAATAGTTGATCCAGTTAATGTCATATCAACACTATTGGTGTCACCTACACCAAATGATAATGAAGGTGTAGGAACATATAATCCATTACCAGTACTTAATAAAGCATTTCCTGCTGTAGGAGAAATAATAGCAGCAGAAGTTAAATTATATCCACCAGTAATAGGAGTTATTGTATGATCTATAGATGTACTATCTGTAACTGTTATTGTTGTACCACCAGATGTAGCTGAGTCTACTTTTAAACCAGCAGAAGTAATGCTTACTGTAGCTGTAGAAGAAGGATCTAATCTTAAAGCAGAACTAACTTGATAAGTAGATCCAGACAAATTAACTGTAGTATCAATAGAAGATGTATCTACAGCAGATACTGATAAAGAAGGAGAAGGTGTATATGATGGAACATATAAACCATTCGAACCTACTGTTAATATATTACCACCAGTTACATTATCAACTTTAACATTTCCAGAAACACTATATCCACCAGATACAGTATTAACTATAGGTTGAAATGTATTTGTAGTAGCTCCTGCTGAAACTGTTGTAGAAGTTCCACCTGAGCTTGGAGGAACATATAAACCACTACCTGTAATAGTAAGAATGTTATTTCCACCACCTGTTACAGTATCTCTTATAACATCTAATTTAATCTGTTCATTTCCTGCTGAATTTAAAATACTTTTAACAATAGATGTTCCACCTACTATTTTATTTGTCAAATAACTTGTAGTAGTATCAGAAGCAGATACTTTAGCATTAATATCAGAACTACTAATATTAATAGTACCGCTAACTGCTGAACTTATAGTATCTAAAGCATCAGTTAGAGAAGTTCCTTTAGGAATAGTTACAGTAGCTACTGTAATATCTGTAGATAAAGGTACGCAGTTTGAAGCTACGTCTAATAGACATCCATCTACGCATGGTGTAGGAGCACAAGGATCTGTGCATGTACAAGGTGTTTGATTACAACTCATTATTTTTGTTTATTTTTTATTATTAATTAAATACAATCACAATTTGATTCTAAATATGAACCTTTAATATTCATTTCTGTTCCAGTTATAGGATCTACTAATACTAATTCTGGAATATTTTCAGGAGATTGACCTTGTAACTCTAATACAACTCCAAGTGTACCTGTTCCATTATAACCATATTTGATTTCTTTATCTCCATGTAAAACTAAACCAACTACGTTTAAACTACCACTACTTGTTAAATCACCATCATAAGTTACTTCATATGAACCACATACTTTACTTGAAGCTATTCCTGATGTATAACTAGGTGAATTTGAAATAATAGTAGCTTTATCTGAAGAAGAACTTAACATTCCAAAATTATTAACAGTACAACTTAAAGTACTTCCTGATAAAGTTACAACTCCTCCTGATTCTAATAATACAGATTTATATGTAAATGTATTAATACCTAATTCTTCAAAATCAAAATTAACTTTTGTAGCTGGAGAAGTTAAAACTTCCCATTGTTTAGCACTAATGTTAAATGTTTCAGATATAGGTAATGTAAAGAACCAACATGTATTTTGTTTGACTTCAGGTATTATTATATCATTACATTCTGATGAAGGATCGGGAGCTAATATAATATCAGAATTACTATTTAATGCTGTAATATTTACAAGAGTTGGATTCTCTTCTGGAATTTTAAATACTAAACATGATCCTACAGATAATATCTGTGTTTTAATATCTTTATTATTTTCTGTAAAGTATGAAACTTTCAATTGATCTGTAGAATTAGTACCATAAGCACATATTTTACAATATTGACAAGGTGAAGATATAGGATCTAAATGTCCAGTTAATATATCTTTACATACTAATCCGTTATCATTTATAAAATTAGTTTTAATAGATACATTCATTTCTTTTGATGATACTAATCCATCTAAATCTATATCTATTTCACTACTATCCGTAATTGTTATTGATGTAGAATAAACAGCCTCATTAATATCTTTAATTGTTAATATTGAACCGTTATCAGTCCAACCTAATGGAATTTTAGTTCCATATGCTTTAGTAAAATATAATTTATAAATCTGATCAGATTCAGAATATACAAACTTATATCCAAATTTAAGTTCTCCACAATCAGGTAAACAACATGCTGAATTTTCTTGTGATTTAACTCTATTTAAAATATCACATATTACAGCCCATTGATTTAATGAATCTTCTGCTAATGTTGTAGCAGGAATCATATTTAATATAAATGATATAGAAATAGGAGTTATTCCATCACAATCTATCATAAATATTGTAATACTTGTAGCAGTACTATTAAATTGTATCTGACCTGAACTGTGTACAGTGAAATGAGCTAATGATGCTGGTAAATTACTATTTAACGTATTACATATAATTGTAGCACTTCCTTCATGAATAGATTGATTAATTATATATGTTACACCATCAATTAATACTGATGTTAAAAATCTAAAAGGAGTAGGAAACTTAGAACATGTTCCAGGAAAATTATTACTAATCCATCTTGAATAACAATGAGAATTAGCACTATTTAATATTTGTTGATGAGTTCCTATAGTTTTTCTCAATGAACATACATAATCTGATAATTTAGTTGTAAGTAAAGAATGAACTACAGGAGTATTATTAATACATGTAGATAATTTAGGTTCTATATAAGAACTAAATGTAGTAATAATTTTATTATAAACAGTTTCTAAAATTCCTAATTTAAGTTCTATATCTGATAAATTATGTTCATTACAACATATTCTATATATAAAGTATTGTAATATTTGATTTAATGTAAAATCTTTTTGTTTATAAAAACGTGGAAAAGTAACACTATCAATAATGTTATTTATATATAATTCACAATTTGGACAATTATCAAATCCTATAGAATCAATTACTTCTGCTTGAATATTTGAACCAGAAGTAATTATAGTACTACTAATTATAGTTAATTTATATTTAGGCAGATCAAATTTAATACATTGACCTGCTTTTAAAATAATAGTTGTAGGTGTAGAATTAAATAATGTTTTATAAATTACTTTAATTTCATCTCCTGAATTTCCTCCATTTGCACATAAAAAATTATATTTAGGAACTTTATAATCAGGACAAACTTTTAAACAACTTAAATCTAAATTTAATTTAATGTTTTTCTTTTCTATTATTTCATTAGAAACACTATCAATAAGATCTTTTAATGAACAATCATTCTTTTGAATTAATTTTAATAAATTAAGTAAAGAATGATCTTCTATACATAATGTGGCATCACATTTATCTATAATACACTCTAAATCAATATTTTCTAAATCCTTAATATCATCAACTATTTCACATAATCTAATAGCTATATTATAAATAATATTAGAAACTATATCTCCTTTACATAAATTTATACAACTTATAGTTGGACCATCCCAAACTATATCTTCAGAACTATAATTTAAAAATATTTTATTATTTAGCATGAGCAAGTTGTTGAAAGACTTCCTTTAGAATAAAATTTTTGATTTGTTTTAGGATCTAACATTTCTAATATTGGTGAAACATTAGTTGGTTGACCTACTATTTTAATACTTATACCATAACTTCCAGAAGCAGATTGATATAATGGAAAATCAGATGTATTAGGACCTCCTCCAGAACAAGGATCAAATTTACCCCATGATAATAATTGTCCTGATTTGACACTTCCTGATTTATTTAAACAATCTAATAAAGGAGATGTGTACGTAGGATTTTTAGGAACCATATGAAATTCTTGATCTTCTGTTCCATTTGTAATAGCATTATTACCACTACTTAATATATCTGATATTTGACCAGATAAAGGAATAGTTCCTAAAACAGTTTCAATGTTAGTATATTTATATACATGACTATCACTTTTTCTTATATAAAGTTCTACTTGATCATTTGTAAATGCACAATTAGTTCCTTTACCACTTATATAATCAAACATTTGATTTGCAGGAAGTGGAAAGAACCAACATGTAGGTGCTGTTACAGGAGGTAATACAACTGTAGCTGGACAATCTGAACTTTGAGTTAAGGATATAGTAGATCCTGCTGTTAATATAGCAACATTAGATATAATAGGAGTATCAAAAGGTAATTCGAATGAGATACAAGCTCCTTTATCTAAAGTTACAGTAGTACTTATAGTATTACTTAATGTTGTATATGTTACAGATATTTTATCTCCATTATTTCCACCAACTGCACAAAGTTTACATAATTTACAACCTACATTTTGAGCAGGAATGGTTTGAGTAAATGTATCAATACAAATTAAATTATTAATTTGATGTTTCAAAGATGAATGAATTTCTACATCAACAGGATGTGAAAAATCTAAAGATAAAGGAACTGAAGTCCAAATTAAACCATTAGAAAGTTGTATAGGTAATACTATTGTATTATTAGATATATCTGTTAATGTAATTGTAGATCCATTATCAAAGAAACCTAATGGAATAGATGTACCTGTATTATTACCAAAAGTTAATGTTAATTCATGAGTAGTTTCATTATATAATGCTGAAAAACCTATACTAATATCATCACATGTTGGAGCACAACAATTATCTTCCATATATTTAATACGAGATAATAAATCACATATAACGATCCATTTATTTAAATTATCTTCAGCTAATGAAGATGCGTTAGGTATGATATTAAGATTTGTACTATAATCAGTTAAACATTGATTAGCTATAGCACTAGCAACTTGAGTAGCAGTACCTAGATCAGTTCTTATATCACATGCAAATTGTGCAATAATTGGAGTTAATGCACTATGTAGTGTAGGAGTTGTATTTAAACATGAAGTTAATAATGGTTCAGTATATGAACCAACAATAACAATATTTTGTAAATTGTTTATTAAGACTTCTAAAGATTGAATTCTATTAATAATATCTTCAATTTTAGTTTCATGATCACATATTATATTAACAAATGATTGTAATAAATCATTTAATGTATAATCTGTAGGGCTAACTAATAAAGCATTTAAATATGGAACTAAACATTCTAAATTTAAAGAAAGAGGAATATTTCCAGTAGATACTTGAGTAGATATACTATCTATTAAATCTTTTAATTTACAATCATTAGCTAATAATACTTCGATAATTGCTTTTAAAGAATAATCTTTAGGACAAGTTCCAGGACAATCTAATAAACAATCAAATTTTATTGTTTTTAAATCATCTAAATTTTTAACTAAAGAACACACTTGTTCTGCAATTTTATACATTACAGAACTAATAGTATCTCCAGTACATAATTCTAAACAAGGAATATCTGGACCATCCCACTTTATTTGATTAGAACTAATGTTAACATTAGCTGATTTTCCTATTGCTTTACCCATTTATTATTTTTTTTAAACAATTATTTGTTAACATTAATGTTTTAATTTCTTGATCAGAATAATGACTATAATATTCTAAAATATCTTTAAGTAAATTAATATCTGAAGAATTTGTAGAATTATCTATATAACAATTTAAACCATATAACTTTTGAAAAACTTTTTGTTCAGTCACATCAGCTAGTTTACAATAAATATTTTCTAGTTTATTAGCAATTAGTGCAGCCATATATCTTAAAGTTGTCTAAAGCGTTATTAATTTCATCATACATATCTTGACCAGATTCAGATTTATCACACCATTCAACTAAATATTTTGATGCATCAATCATATCTTTAATATCTCTAAGTTCTTTTACTTTTATATTATATTCTTTTTTAGATAAACTACATTTTGAAGAATATAATTCACAACATTTATTAATATAATCTTTATATTGATTTGCATTATGTAAATAATAATATTCTACATATAATTGATCTGCTGGATTAATACTATACTTAATATAATATATTCCATCAGGTAATGGTAATAAACTACTATAATTAGCAGCTAATTGAATATGTAAATTACTAGCATTAAAAGCTTTATTGAAATTAGGTAACATGTCAAAATAAATAGATTGAGACTTACCTGGAGGTTTAATTTCTAATAAAGCACAAGTTACTGGTAAATTAGGATTATAGTCAGAATTATCCATAATTCTAAAACTATTTAAATTACCAGTATTTATAATATCTAAAGAGAGTGTTGAAATCATAATAAATTAAAAAAGGGTAGGTAGTTTTTGCTCTACCTACCCTTTAGTTTAGAGTTGTTAAAAATTATTTACGCTCTTGTAAAGTAATATCAAATTTACTGAACACTGCTCCAAATTGAGCTTCAAATTGAGCTGCTTTAGGATCATCTTCTTTAAAAGCAACCATTGTTTCCCAAACTTCAGCTTCTTGATTGAAGTTGTTAGCATTACCTTTATTAGATTTATATTGAATGTAATATAATTTGTAATAAGCTTTTCTATCAATTTGCAATCTACGAGTTTGATCTAAAATCTCTCTCATTCTTGCATTATCATCAGTTACTGCTGTAAAATCATAAGCACCAGCTTTAAGATATTCTCTAAGTAACCATTCACCACTTTGACGTTGATATAAACCAGCTTGTTTTCTTCTACATTTTGGATATCTTGTAGTTTTATTACAAAGAGCAGGTAATCCTGTCATTTGATCTACTACCCAAGATACTTCCATTCTAACTGGTTCTGTTTCATAGAAATCATTCAATTGCATTGAACAATCAGATAAGTATCTTTCAGATACTTCTGCAAAGATTTCAAGACCAGCTCTTTCAACTTGGAAACCATTCCAAATAGCATCTCCACCTGTTAAACCTGAACCAATAGTAGGAGCAGGCCAGCTTGTTTCTACTACTTCCCATATTCCAGAAATACCATTCTCACCTAAATAACCTTGAGGAATTGGAGGATATGATGAAGGATCTTTAGATAAACATCCGTCAGTTAATGGTAATGATGCTTGAGTTACAGTAAATGTTTCTGTACATCCTGAAGTTAATGTAGCCCCATTTAATGAAGTTGCTTGAGTAGTTACAGTTAAGTTACTTAAGTTAGGATCTGCTGCAACTAAAGCTGCAATATCTGCTAAATTACTTGCACCAGAACAGTCTTTTTTAGCAATATGCATACAAAGTGTTCTTGAAGCTTTATAATAACCTTGTCCTGCAACCCAGTTAATTGTTGATGGAGCAGAAGCAACACATGTTGCACCACTTGTAGCACTTGGAACAATTATATCTGTACCAATTGCAGTTGGCATAACTGCACCATTTGCTTGTTTGAATGTTACAACTGCATTAGCTGTTGTAAATGATGTGAATACAGAAGGTAAAGATACACTTAAGTAAGTTAAGTTACCTGATGCAACACCTGTAATTGTTGTAGCTGTTCCTGCTAAAGCTAATGCTAAAGAAGTAGCAAGTTTAAATGTTGTAGCTGAAGCATTTATAACATAATAAACAGTACCTGTAGTAATTGTAGCCAAAGGACCTGTACCTAAACTTGTTAAGATAATAGCTTGACCTGTACTTAAACCATGTGTAGCTGAAGTAATAGTGTTAGAACCAATACCTGAGATAGCTAAGTTTGTAGCAGCACTATAAACTGGAGTTAATGAGTGAGCAGCACCAGCTACAGAACCTGTAGTAATTGTTATAGCAGTACCTGCTAAAGCGTTTGCTAAAGAAGTAGCTAATTTCAAAGTATTAGCTGTACTACCTTTAATAGCATAGTAAACTGTACCTGAAGTAATACCTGTAGGAGCTGTACCACCACCAGCATTATAATATAATGCTTGACCTGTTACAAATTTATGAGCAGTTAATCCTGTTAATTCTGAAGCTGTAACAGCAGCAGTATAACCTGTAACTGCATAACGATATTGATCAGTTACTGAATAAGCATAAACTTGTTTATCAGCAGCAGTTGTTAATACTTCAGAACCACTTAAAGGTTTAAATAAGTTCCAAGAATCTAATCCCGCAGTTAAAGTATAACCACTTGGACATACACCACCACATGAAGATAATGAAACAGCAGTAGGGCCTGTATAGTTAGTGCCTGGAGCTGAAGCTAAACCATATACTGTATATACTGAAACACCATTTGCAGTTCTATCTGTTCTTACTACAGTAGCTGTAGTTAAACCAGCTTGAGCTTGAATACTAGCTTGAACATTAGCTAAGTCAGTTGGAGTTCCTCCATCTGGTACAGATAATGAATAATCATTAAGTGTAGTAGATGTAGCTGTATAATCACTTGTCAAATAACGAGCTTTAATACCCATTAAAGAAAGTTCATTATGAGCGTTTATTTTTTCTGCAAATAAACGATATACAGTCTCATTATCGACTATATTTGATGGACAACCTACAGTACAATCAGAACTATCACAACAAGGAGTTGTAACATAGATCTTATGTTGTAAGTTTTTAGCCCAACGTCTCCATGTTGGAGAACCTGACAAGTTAATCAATAGACCATAAGTTTTCCCACATTCAAAACTGAAAGGAAGATCGTTACAAGCTAATGTACCATCCCAACCTACAGTCCAACGTTCTTTCTGAGAACGCTTAGGTACAGAATACTCAAAACTAATAAGATCTTTACCTCTGAATTCTTCAGATTTTTTTCCATCAGTACGTCCAAAGTGCCATCTATCTAAAGCATCTTTAGTAGCTTCACTTGAATAACCAATGAAGAAGTTTTTACCATTCCCACTACCTGTAGCAACAGACCATGTAGATACGTCATAAAGACCTATAGAGTGAGATCCAGCTTTTGTTTTAAGGTCACCAAAGTGTCCTTGTGTAAGTACTTGTCCTGTTACTGGAATAATAGGGTACTGATAACGATGATTAAGCATCTTTTAATTGTTTATTTTTATTATTAATTAATTGTTAGTTTCTATACGTTTGTCTGCAAGTTCATACTGAATTGTATTCTCTGTATCTCCTGCTATTATCTTTACAGCTTCATCTATAATCTCTTCACATACATCTTCACCAAATTCCCAATCTAATGAAGCTTTAGTGATATCTACTAAATGGATATATGCTGGTTTTTTATAATATGTTAATTTTACTTTATCTATTGTAAAATTATTATTATGATAAACTGTAAATTTATTTCCTATTTTAGTATGAAAAGTTTCTTCAAAATCTATAGAAGGTTGAGAAGAATAATCTGTTAATAATTCATCTACATTAGCTTCTTCAACTAAGGAAGATTTTATATTAATACTTTTACAAGTATCATTACTTACAATAGGAGTAAGTCTTTTAAAACGTTGATAATCTTTTGGAATATCTAATTCTGAATAAAGATCTTTTTTTAAGACTGGTAAAAGTTCATGTTTTAATAATACTGATAAATCGTCTACTCTTGAAGTATTTTCTTCATCACCATCTTGAAGAATATTTTTACCTTTTATTTGTCTTCGTAGCCAATTCTCTAAACCTTTGTTTAAAGCCTCTTCTTTCTTCCAAGTATCTAAATTCTGATAATCACTTGAAGCCAATTTATTTAAACGTAATTCTATTTTATCAATGGCTAATAGTGAATTCATTATTTACTTAGTTTATCTTCTACTACTTTTTTAAGTTCTTTTAATTCTGAAATGTTTTTAGCATCTAAAAGAATATCTATACTATCTTTTTCTTCTGAACCAAGAATTGTATTTCTCGATTTAGTTATGTATTTTCCTTTATCGTGATAAATTAAACCATAATGAACTGCTGCTTTAAATATAGCTTCTGTCATTAAACTTTCTTTATCATTTAACCATCTTAAGTAATTATTATAGAAATTTTCAGCACATTTCTTTTTATCTTTCTTAACTAACTGACCATCAATATATTCTGACAGTGTCTCTAAGAAAACTTCTTTAGATGTATTTCTTGTAAACCCTTGAGTCTGATCTAATGTAACCCAAGATAAATATAATAAAGCATCAATACTTCCAGATTCTTCAAGTTGACTTAATGCACCATTAGCTTTAAGTTTAAAATGAACTTTATTTTTATATGATTGCTGATCTGCTTCTCCTTGTTCTATCATATAAAAAGATCTTCCTGTTCTTAATGCTGCTTCTAATGAAGGAGCAATAGATGAGAATGAACCTGATAAAATATTATATTTTAATATTAAATGATTAGGATCTTCATCATCATAAATAGAATTCAAAGCATCATTATTAATTTTAAAAGTTCTTCGAGTTTTCCAGAAATAATCATTATAATTATCTAACGCATCTGCACTAAATGCTTTACTGATCTTTTCTTGAACTTTTTTGAGTCCTTTAATATAAATATCTTTTTCATCAGACGTTAATACAGGAGAATTTCTTAAATCATCTTCAGTTAATCCTGTGATTGTTTTCACTTTATCTTTAGCAACTGCTTGCTCAGATAATGTATCAATTTCTATTTTATGATAATCATTTCCTGTACCATATACAGGAAGTCCGTTTTTATAAGCTTCACGCTTATAATTCCATTGAATTAAAAATTTCATCTTTATTATATTGGTTTATGTAAAAATTTTGTGCTTTGAGATTTTCTTCACCCATCTAGTTTGTATTTGTATTAGCAACCTTTTCCTTTGCCTTTACCTTTACCTTTTCCTTTGCCTTTCATATTATAGTGAATTACTTGTTGGATTAAATGGATTCTTAGGAATTAATTTAAGTAACTTAGTAGGATCTACAATATAACCTGTATCTGGAGTCATTCTGAAATAAGTTGCAAATCCAGTTTGTAGATTTGAACCTAAATGTCCAGCTACACCACTATAAGGAGTTGTTTCAAAGAAAGGATGTGTTCTGTCACCAGCTACAACTTCCATTCTCATTCCTTTATTACCATTAAGATTTTTATTTCTTAAGATCTTCATATTTGATGCAGATGTATTGTAATCTTCAATAATCATTGCATATGATGTAAGACGATATCCTGTAGCTAACATTGGATTAATAATATCATTAACTTGTGTAGTGTTATCAAATGAAGGATCTTCTTCAATTTGTAATACTGCAATACCTGGAATTCTAATAGATTTGTACCAAGGTAAGTTAATAGTTAAACCTGATTTATTATCTCCTTCAATTTGAGAAGCTTTAAATGCATCAACTAAACCTGTTACATTTTTAAGTTCTTCAGCAAAAATTTGATTTAATAAGATTCTACCACCTCTACCTGTTCTAATTGTATAAACTCTTTCATTACCATATGTAGCAGGACGTACTTTACCAGTTTCAAATTCTTGAATAGCTGCTAAGATAATATCTCTATTTGCAGTTTCAACATTATAGAAACGTTTGTAACCAGAATAATCCATTTGATGCCAGAAACCAGCAGCAATAAATTGTTGGTCCATACCATCCAATCCTACTGGAGAACCTGGATGCCACATCAAGATATTCATATTTTGACGCTCAAGTAATCTCATTGAAATATCATCATATTTCATTGCAATAGAACGGAAACCAATTTTACCTGGATCTCCACCTTGAGACATATATTGATTAAAGTTACGAATACCTGATTTGAAAGGAGCTTTCATACCAATATATTCAACAACATCGTCAAGAGATTTCATTAAGAAATTAGCATCAACTACTTCATTGTTATCAAAGAAGTTACAAGCTTCATCTGTAATATGATAGTGAGTTTGAATTTGAGCATTTGATAAGAAGCCCATAAACTCTCTTTTAGAAGTTGTACCAGCCTCCCAACTATCATATTGTTGTCCAAATTCAGCAGATCTAACACCTGCAATTTTGAATAACTGTGAACCAGTTTGGAATAAATGAGCAGGAATAAAATCTTCTTGGTTAAAGTTTCCGCGATAAACCATTTCATAAATGATTTGTTCACCTTTTCTTTGGAAATTTTTAACTGTCATGATATAAGGTGAAGTAGGATCAAACATTACTTGTGCTCCAAAACCACCTAAAGCCATACCTGTTACAGTTACTTTAAAAGGTTCTCCACCATAACCAATTTTAGCCATGTTAGATGCTTGAACTTCTACAATTCTAGTAGCTCTAGAACCTGCTGTAGGTAATTCAAATTTGTAAGTGTTACCATTTACATACTCAATTGAGTTATTTTGAAGATTTGCAACCATGAAAGGTACATCTTCAACATTAGCATATGCCCATAAGTCACGAGGACCAAAGTTGGTCATATTCTGATAATTCATCAGTTTCTTAACTGATGGCAAATCCAGATGATTTGTTAGTGTTGAAAGTGTTGTCTCATTAAGTAAGACTCCACCTATAGGAATTCCAGCTTCGTTAGCCATTTTTTTATTTTAATTTAAAAAGTTTCTAAATATTATTTACCAAAATAAAAAGTAGATTTATTATCTATTTTAGTATTTGGTTTCATTTGGTTATTATCTGTTTCAGATATTGAACCATTTGAATTTTGTTGTGAAGTAGCTGTTCTTAATCTTCTTTGAAGATCAGATGCAACTTTATTACTAACTTTTGAAGAATAGTAATTATCAAAATTAGTAGGATCTAATGCCATTAGAGAAATCTTTGTTAAGATATCAAATTTACCTTCCTCTACTAAATTGTTAATAATTGTAAAAATAGGTAATCCTCCAATTTTAGGATCTGGAACTAATGTACTTGCAACCATTTGTTTATGTTCATTAGTAAGTTTAAATCCTCCAACCTCTGCTGGTTTAATTATATTTTCAACAACATTATTGTAATGTTTTTGTAATACTTGAGCAGTAGCTTGTTCTTCTTGTTGTTTTTGAGCTAGAATACTATTTACTCTTTGCTCATTATATTTTTCAATAGAAGGTTTTAATTGAGTAGCTCTATCTTTTAATTTATTTCTATCTTTTAAATCATCAATATCTTCCTCTATAGTCTTAGGATCTAACCCTTTCATTTGACCATAAACTCTGATCATTTCTTCTTGATGAAATTCATTTTCTAAATCATATGTAGTAGAAGCTTGATAATTCTGTATAGCATTAAATAAAGGAGCTATATCATTTATATCTCTAGCAGTCTCAGCATATTGTAATAAAGTTTGCCAAACTGGAGATTTTGTTTCATAAAATTGCTTTTGAGCAACTTCATAAGAATTTTGTTGGAAATATTCATTATTTCTATCAATTAAATCTATTAAATCTGCTTTAGTTTTAATAGGAATTAATTGTCCTGATTCATCTTCCATTGGCATTAATTTACCTTCTTTAATAAGTAAATCAATTGCTTTAAAATCTTCCTCTTTTAAATCTTCTGTAGTATTAACAGATTGATTATCTGTTGTAGTATCATCAGATTGACTATTATCATCAGCAGTATTGTCATCAGTATTAGTAGATTTATTAAAACCTTCTAAAATTTGGTCAACTGATTGACCTGGTTCTGTAACTGCTGGAGTAACGTTTTGTGATTGGTTTGTTTGTGTAGATGAAAACTTATTTAAGATTTCATCATAACTCATTTGCGCTGTTTCCATTTGTCTATATTATATTATAATTAAAAATTTCTATATCACCAAATAACTTGATAAATTAAAAAGAATATAAGGCTATTATTTCTTTTTTGTATCATATTTATTTTTATTCATTGCAGCTACTTTAACTTTTTCTTTTTCAATAGCTTGCTTAGTCAATAATTTTTGTCTTTCTAAATTTAACATGTCTGCATGTTTTTGTTTATCAAAACTTAACTTATCTTCATTATTAGATATTGTACTATTCATTTGTTGTTGCTTAAGAAAATAATCCATATTATCTTGAGCATCTGGAGCACCATTTGTATTTACATCTGTTTGAATTCCAGCTAACTCTCTTAACATAGCAATTTTTTCAGCAGATTCTCTATCTAATTGATTTTGTTCATTTGTATTAGCTAATTCTTTTTCTAGAGCTTCTCTTTGTGCATCAATTTGTTGTTGTTGCATTTGTTGTTCATGCTCTTGCATAGCTTGTTCTTTTTCATCTTTTCTAATCTGAGCATCTCTTAATTTATTCATTATTTGAACAACAGATTGAGAAGCCATCACTTCAGCTCTTTCTAAAGGTGTAGAATCTAATGTATTATCTTGTAAGAATAATTGTTCTAATTTTTGTTTTAATTGTTTAGTTCTAGGATTATTAGTAGCTTTAATATTATAATCTCTTAATAATCCGTCTAAATTCTCAGCTTCAATTAAAATATTCTCTTCATTAGAATTTCTATATACTACTTTAGAACTTTTATTTACAGATAAATAATACTGAGCAGCTTCTAACAATCTTTGATAAACTCTTGGCATTAAATGTACACTATGTTGTGTAAATAACGGTTCTGTTTGAATTTCTGAATTATTAATAGCTCCTTCTACTCCTGTGGCTGTCTCAGATGCTTTATTAGCTCCTAATCTTTGTGGAGTAATACCTATAGCAGCATAAGCATCTTCTTTAATCATACGTCCTACTGTAGCGTAATCTATAGCTTCTTTAATAATAGACATGTCTACTGGTTGAGGAATTTGATTAGCGTTAGGACCAACTATTTGTAATACATCTTTATCTATACTTGTAGGTAAAATTTTAGTTTGAGCTACTTGTTCATAATAATTTGCTATTAAATCTGATGAAGCTTGATTACCTGGAGCATTTCTTGGAATAGTAGCTTGATTATGAGCAAGCAATTTACCCCAATCTCTTACCATTATTCCTGCTTTTTTATTCTCACATATATTATAAGTAACTTGGAAAGGTGATAATAGGTCTATAAATGATACAGCTTTAATACCTTTCATATTATATTCACATCCTTCTACTGGAGGATAAGATTCATATACATTATCTTTACCTTTAAATTGAAATTTAACTGGTTCTCCATCTAAATAAATAGGTTTAAAATCTCCACTAAAGTTTTTCCAGAATACATTCAAATGATTTTGAGCAATTTTAATACCATGTCTCCATTCATTTACCCATTCCCAATCTATATGTTCACCATAAACTAAATTCTCTTTTGTATTTTCTTTAGTTATAGTATTATCATAAATAGGTTTTTCTGTTACTTTATAATTTTCATCAATCCATACACCTGGTTGAGGTACTCCATCTTTACCAATTCTTGTTAACCAACCTATTCTTTTTTGAGATCTCCAATAACATCTCATTGTTTTAAATATTTTCGGTTGACCTGTAGTAGGACCAAATTGACCATATTGAGCCATAATCTGATCATAAGAAGAATAATTCTCAAAATTAGTCTTCATAAAATCTTCCCAATGCATTCTTTCTTTAATCTGTTCCATTCCTGGATTCTTAGCTCCAAAAGGATATGGTTCATCTGTATTATAATATGCATCAGCATAAGCTTTCTGATCATTAGTTAATGTAGCTCCTCTATTTAACATAGTAAGAGTATATGATAAGAAAGTTTTGATATTCTCAAAATCTTCTTCTTTCATTCTTCTACCTATCTTATTAATAATATCACCTACAGTCATATCTTCAAACCATCCTACATAATCTCCTTGAGACATATATTTTGTATTTGCAGATTTATGCCAGAATGCATTTGCATTATCTATAAATTCTAATTTATAATCATCTTCTAATAAATCAATATGCCATATTTCTCTAGCATTACATAATGATTCTGTAAAAGCTTCAACTTCTAATTCTTCTAAATTAAATCTAGCTGCATCTACTTCAACCATATGTTGACCCCAATCCTCCATTCTATGCTTATAAGTTTTAAACTTATTTTGAGCTTGGAAGAATTGTTCATTTAATTTCATTTCCTGTTGATATTGATTATTCATGTCCTGAACTTGTTTAATCTGTTCTGGAGATGCTCCTTTCAATTGATCTTCAGGAGTATATACTAAACCTAATGATTGTAAAGCTTGAGCTTTTAATGATTGTTGATATTCAAGTATAGAAGCATTTACCATATCTTCCTTATACTTAATCTTTTCATTAATAGAATATTTATCAACACATTCAACTTGAATTCTATTATCTCTTTTTTCAAATTCTCCTTTAATTACATTTAATACTGGGGGAGCTAAAGGATAAAATTGTTGTAATGGATCATATTGTTCTGGAAGAATAATAGATGTCAAATGAGAAAATTCTCCATTTTGAGGAATATAATCATTAGGATCTAAAATTCCAGAAGCCATTCTTCTATTTCTAAGAACTTTACCTTGATTTTTTTGAACTTGTTGTAAACCAATAGCTTCAAACCAATCCATATTCCACATAAACCATTCTTGTGTTTTCTCTTCAAGAGAAATCATTTGCCAAGGAGATAGGGTTGTGAAATAATTAGAATATTGATTTTTAGTGACATAACCTTTAATTAAGTCACGACCAAACAAAATCAGTTTATCTGATAATTTACCTTTTTTTATTGCCATGTTAATAGCTTAATAAGCTTTTTTTAATTGTGAAAGATGATTGTAATAAAGAAGTTGGTTTGTTTGGTTTGTTATTTCTTTTTGGTTTATCACTTTTTTCTATCTCAGTAGTTACTTTTTCATAATCTAATTCTCTGGAAATTCCTAATATTAAAGCTAATGCAGCAGAAATGAAAGCATCAAAGTTATCTTCAGGATTCCATAATTTCAATTCTTCTAATAACCAATAATCATCTATTAGATCATACCCTCGAATTGTCTTAACTACTTTTCCTATACTATCATCATTGGTTTTTTCATGAATAGTATCTACTTCAGCGTCTCCATATTCAAATAAAGTATTTTTCATGATATTTAATAACTTACCTGCACTATCACTCCAAATACCAAATTCATCATTCTTACCTCCTGTAACATCTAAATCTTTATCAAAAGGTAATTGTGATTTTCTAGCTATTAAATTTCCATAATTCTTTCTTCTACAATATGTAATAAAGTTAGGTTTATTACGTTCACATGCTGCTAAAGCTTTATACATTCTTAATAATAATAATCCTTGCTCATTATGATCCTCTGGATTTGTAAATCTTCCTCTATATGTAGCTACAATTTTACCTCTTACATGCTCTGTAACTTGATCACCATTTGGTTTAATAGTTATCTTTTTATGACCTCTCTTATATATATGTACTGAAAATATAGAATTAGATGTTTCTGTTATACCTACTTCAACACTATCCACTCCTGCAAAGTATAAATTACTTTCATCAATAGGTCTTTCAAATATAGTAACGCATCCTCTTTTATCTGGCATTTTAGGATTAACTGGAAATTCTACTTCTACTGGTCTATCATAATCTGGAAAATCTGAAAGCTTTTTAAGTTTAATCTCACCATTTTGATCTTCATATAATAATCCTTTTTCTGGAGTTAATTGATGATTTTCCATTAATAACTTAATGGCTTTTTGTCTTCTTTCTATTCTTAATACATTAAAGAACGCAACCTTTCTCCAAGCAAAAGCTTCTTTAATTGTTTTAGGATTTTGAGACTTTCTAAGAATATACTGTTCAGTTGGTAATTCTTTCCATGCTGGTTCATCTACTGCTTTACCATATTCTCCAGCTTTAAATCCTTCATTCTCAGCTTTATTTAGTAATTCTAAAGCTAATTCCGGTAATGAATTACCATGTTCATCTGTAGCTTCAGGCATTCCATATTGAGCAGGAATGAATAAACCACATTGATGTTCTATTCCTGTATCATCAAATAAATCTGTAGGAACTGCAAAAAATCCATATTTACCTGGATCTTTAATAAAATTTTCTAAAGGTTTACATTCATCCAAATCACCCACAGATCCTCCTATACAAAAGCTACCTACTCTTTCCAATCCAGAACGTAAGGCTGGTTCCATAAACTGAAGTGTAATGTCAGCAGTAGGAGCAATACCACCTTCTTCATACCAAGCCCAATATGTAGGTCCACCTACACCTAATTTAGGATCTCTTTTAAGAGTTTTAGCAACAACAGATGATTCATTACCTTCCCATTCCCATCTATTATTAAATTTAACTTGTTGTCTTTGTTGAATTTCTCCTCCTCTATCTGGAGAAAATCCTCTATACCAATCAGTATGATTATTTAAATGAGTCTTATATTGATTTAATATAGACCAAGATCCATTTACATCATCAATAAAAGAATCATCTGATGCAAACCATTTAAGTCTTTTTCTATTTTCAAACCATAGGTAATTTATAGTTTTAGCAACATGACAGAAAGAATATAAGAACTGTCTTCTTTTTAATACACATGAATGTAAATGATAACATTCTGCTATCTTTTCATATAACATCATATGATATTGTCCATCTCTGACATCTGCAAATGTTTCTAAATATCCTTTTTCTTTATTTACAATTGGACAAAAGTTAATTAAAAAATAATAATCTCTAGTAGTATACCACCATTCATCACCTTGTTTCCATAATACTCCTAATCTAGATTTTAATTCTTGATCATCCCAAAAATCATAATACTCAGGAGTACCTTCTGCATAATGTATATAACGTTTATGTTTAGTCCAATATCTTCCAGCTTCATTCCATTTAGATATTCTATCTTTATGAAAATTATATTTACCTGGAACTTTAAAACATTGTTCTACTAAGAACTTACCAAATTCAATTTGATTATTAAAAGAGGTAGTTGTCCATTCTCTTTTATCATAATCATATGTTGGTATATTTTTACATGGTACTTTCATTATTCTAATTCTTGTTGAGGTCTGCGTCTTGCAACCCCTCCGCCTTTTACCTGCTTAACTTGCATTTCATCTTCTAACTCCTTATAAGCTGAATTCTGTTTTTTATTCAAATCTTCAAATGCTGCTAAAGCTTTATTGATTTCTGCCATATTTCCATCTTCTTTTGATAAAGAAATATGTGTATACTGTAATTGTTTTACAATTTTTTCATAAGCTATCTTAATAGCTTTATATGCTCTATATTTATTAGTCTCATATAATTCACCTACTAAATCTAAAGCTTGTTGAATTAAATCATCTTCCATATCTATCTCATGCTCTAATTCAGGATATGTAGAACGTAAGACTGTTTCAAATTTTGTATCCTCTGTGAGATTTGCAAAAGGATTTTCATTAGGATTTAAGTTATAACATTTATCAAATATCTGAAATAACTTCAAAGCTTTTTCTTCTCCATACTTATCAAGTATGGCTTTTAAATACCAAATCTCTTTTATAGGTTTAGGAATCTTAGCTGCCCCTTTATTATCTATGTCAAATAAATTAACTCTCATTCAATAATCTATATTTAAGTATTTTTTTAACTTCTTCTTTCATATAAGGAACTTCTATAAGCTCATCTGAAGTAATCTTATCTTTATCATTCATTATAATATGTCTTATATAAAGCTTTCCTATCTTTAATGATTTATTGTTTTCCCAAGCTAAATACATATATAAAGATAATTGTAATACATACTCATTATAATTACAATCTTCTAAATGATCCAAAGGAGCTGACATTTTTGTAGGTGGAATCTTAAATCCATTATCTGTTTTAAAAGATGATGTTCTATAAATCTTATCTATAATTTTGTTATCATAAATATTAATTGTGTTTCTAGAAACAACTATTTTATCAGCATATCCTATTACTTTATACTTATTTGAAAATAACTTCTTTTCTAAATAAGTCTGTTTATTCTTTAATAAGCATTCTGATTTATTTAATTCTGTAGTCCCATCATGTTTAGAATACTCCTCAAGTATAATAGTAGGATCTTTCTTTATCTCTTTTTCACAGATTTGTTTCTGAACATCAATTCCTCTATTTCTTTTTCTATCCCATTCAGCTAATATTAAATTAGTTTCTTCTTCAAGAAGTTCTTTATTAACTTTATCTCCCCTATCTGATATAACTTTTCTAGCTTTCTTTGTAGCTTTACCTATTCTATCAAATGGTTCTTTTAATTCTTCTATCAATGCTCTTACTCCTATATACATATTTATCCTCCTGTATTTTGACAAGTAACATACCAATATGGACTATTTGGATTATAAGGAAGAGTATAAGGCTGTAAATAAGGTTGAACATATGGTATATTTATAGTAGGTTGTACAACTGTAGATTCATTTAATATAAATAATTCTTCTATTGTAATAGCATTACTATCTAATAATCTTTTTAATATTTCTTCTTTTCTTGTCATATTTTAGTTGTTGTAAATGTTATTATATTTACTAATTGTGGAGATGAGGGGAGTCGACAAAATTTATTTGGTTATTCCACAAAATGATGTTATATTATTATATAAACAAAATATAATATGAAAAAATATTTACAAAATCGTAAAACCTCAGAAGTCATATGTGACAATTGTGGTAAAACATGTATTAAACCAAATTCAGAAATAATTAGAAGTAAAAAGTTGAGTAGAAAACTATACTGTTCTAGACAATGTTCTGGTAAAGCAGTTGGAACAACTCATTTAAATGATATTCCTAAATATGATATTTCAAAACATTCTGATAATAGATCAGATAACCTTACTCCTTTTAGATATTATTTAAGAAATTCTAAAAATAGATTTAAAGAATTTGATCTAACTTTAGAAGATTTAAAAGATATATGGGATAATCAAAAAGGAAAATGTCCTTATACTGGTTATGATATGCTTTTAAATACATATAATGCTAGATATAAAAATAATATGCTAGTAGCTTCTTTAGATAGAATTGATTCTTCAAAAGGTTATGTTAAAGATAATGTAGAATTTGTATGTGTTGCTATAAATTATCTAAAAAATACTTTTTCTAAAGAAGATACTACGTCTTTTTTATATAACTTAGATTTCTCTAAGGATCGGACTATATCTTCATCAGATTGCTGATGTTGGATGCTTTAGGCTCACCGTAGTGTCCTTAGTCTCTGAACCTTCTTCAGTCTTCCCTGAAGCTCGGCTGCTGATTGCCTACGTCTTTACGTTTAGGTTTCCAGCAATTCTTCCAATTATTATCCAGAGGCTCGATTCTCATTAACCCCTGTCTTTCCTAATTCAAAATATACAATTTATTTATAGGTTTAGGATAGTATTTAATCTTACCATACTCCAAAGAATGTTGTCAGTTCCACCAGAATCATTTTAAAGTTGATTCAAACTTTAAGGTTATAGACTTAAGCGTATACTAATTCTTCAACGCTTTCTATTTCTGCAAATAGACTCTCTATAGTGTATTGTGATAACTCATTATCATTTATGTTTTGATATTCATTTTTAACAGCTAATATATCAACGCTGTACCTAATCATATACTTTAATCCTGAAATCAAAACCCAGCATCCCCATATTTTTAATTTAAAGAAGGTGAATTATCTTCTATAAATTCTATAAATTCATTTGTTAATAAACAATAGTTATAACTATTCTTTTCATCATCTTCAAATTCTTCATCATGAGCTTTACTTATACCTACTGTAATTAACTCATAAGTGTTTGAATTAGGATCTATCATAAGTGTGACAACATCTAATTCATCATTCATTAAAGCCAAGGCTTCTTTTAATTCTTTAACTTTCATTATCTGTATTTATGTTTTCTGATTGTAACATTAAAAATTCAAAATGTTCTGGAGTAGTAATTGTTCTATAATCACAAGTAAGCTCTTCATTTTCATCAATATCTTTTAAAGCTATACCTATTTCTGCATTAAATCCTATATTAGGATCTTCTGAATGATTCATGAATTTACAATTATCTCCTCTATAATTATAAATTAATATATCCTCATGAGTAATATTCTGATATCCTGTTCTTAATAATATTCTTTCTACAAACTTACTTATTGTAGAAAATTTATCGAAATGATCCCTTAAATCAATAGGTATTTGATTTTGTTCAATTCTAATATCTATTGAAGGAGAATAACTCCATAATGGTTCTCCTTTTACTAATTTGTTCTTTGAAAATAAACCTATTCCGTGAATAGGAGATTTTCCTGTATATGTTTCTTTTATTAACATCCTAAATGGTTTTTTATTATATCTACTGTCTGCATTCCAAATCCTGTTATAACTCTATCTCCACCAGGAGATTGTAATATTAATGTAGGAAATCCATATGATCCATATGAATCTAATATATTATGTAGCTCATCCATAGTAGATGTTTTTTCATCTAATACTGAAATATGATTTTGACAACTCATATCTAAAGTACCTATAAATGACTTTAAAGCTTTACAAGGTCCACAATTAGGTTTTGAAATAATTAATATACTATTGCTCATTACTTCTTAAATTATATTTTAACATTTGTTTTAATCTTTTATAATCAAACCATAAATCATTATGATTCTTCATACCTTCTAATTCCTCATCTGTAAAATTAACTAATTCATGAGTACTATTTAAATAATTGAAGTTCCCTAATTTCTTTTTTACAAATGCATCATACGAATGATTCTGATCTTTTAACCCTTCGTATAATCTCATACTATCATTACGAGTAAGATGATACATTCCTATAGTACTCTCTAATAACTCTTTATTACATTTAATAGCATAAAATAATCTAAAACCATTTGATAATAAATTCTCATAAGCTATAAATGTAGTAATATCTTTATTTCTATTAATTAAATTTAATATAGCTGTAGTAGATGCATTCTCTCCACCACCTGAACTAAAGTAAATAATTAATTTTTCTAATTCCCCTGTTCCTAAAAACTCTAACTTATTATATCCATCAATTAATAATTGAAGCATATCCTCATTAATCTCTCCTTTTAAATTTAATATCATTTATATTACACTACATTTAAAGTTTTGAACAAATACTTTTGTTTCCCCATTCTCAATGTAATCTATAAAAATTTGTTTAAAGTTATCGCCTCTCTTTCCTGTACTATTAAATATAATAGTAACCATTCTATTATCCCCTGACTTTAAAAGTCCTTTCTCTAATGTAGGAGCTGTGCATCCACATGATGCTCTTGTACCTATAATATCTATATCTGATTCTCCATTATTAGTAATCATAATAGTATTAGTAACTAATGCACCCTCTCTTATTCTTCCTAAATCTAATGTATCTTTATTACTAATCATAATTATTTAATGTATTTAAAAACTTTATTTCTATGTAAATCTATAAATATCCCATTCTTAATCTTAAACTGTGCCCAATCAATACTACTCATCATATCTGGAAAACACTTCTGATCACATGCAGGATCAGAAATAATAACCTCTGAAGTAGTACATTTACATGGACATTCATTATTCATTAAACACAACTTCCCTTGAGGATGCTCTAATAAATAATTATATCTCCATACAATCTGCTCCTGCTTATATTTCTCTAATGCAAAATAATTATTTAATCCTATTGTAGATATTAAACTCTTAAAATGATCATTCATTAATATCTGTCTATACTTAGATTGTATATAAGCTCTAACATGTTTCCATGTTAAATTCTCCTTTGTAGCCTTTATACCTATATTATTCAATATTTTTATCAATATTCCCATATCTTACTAATTGCTTTTCTTTTGTGAACTTTTCATACTCCTCTAATATAAACTTAAAAGATTCTTCCATATCTTTATAATAACCCTCTTCCCTATAATTATTAATAGCATTAAGTCTCTGTTGAGTCTTCTTACGCCTAAAATAATTCTTTCCTAAATAATCTACCTTTAATATTAAACTAGTAGGCTTCTTTGTCCAATTAGACCACTCCTTAAAAGCTACATCTGATATAGACTTTAAAATCTCCTCATCTAAGAAATTCTCATCAGCAACTTCCTTATTTATTCTTTTCTGATCTATACGCATTTAAATCTATATTTGATACCATATACTCAAAAACAACATCACCTGTTATACTCTTAGGTATAATGTCATAATTAAATCTTCTGTGTGAATTCTTTTCCTTAACTAATATCCCTAATGATGTATACTTAGATAATACATTACGTGTAGATGCCTCAGATCCCCTTAACTTATTATCTACACAACTCTTTAAAAAAGCTTTATTACTCTCCTTAGATAATATAGGACCACTCTTGTATAAATGTAATAATACATCTAACTCACCATTCTCAGGTGATAAACCTCTCTCTAATGATAAACAGTACAAATGATTCTTTAACAAATCATCTGTACTGATATTTACCTTAAACTTATATGCTGGAATAACATTACTCATAACGTCTATCATAATATACTAAATAAATATTAATTTACCAAATTTATTTCAATATTAATCTGGTATATTAATATCTTGTGTAGGAATATATTTTAAAGCAATTCTGTTTTCTAATAATGTAGCCATGTCAGATAACATCCTATCATTATTACAAGCATCCATAACCTTATCAATATCCCATTCCAATTTACCAGAACCCCTAATAATAAAATGTGAATACTCCTTAGATAAATAAATAGGATTATTACTCAATATAAAAGATAATCTCTCCTTACGCCATTCTGCTAATTGACCCCTATAATCATCTCCCATATCTATAATAGGCTTCTCATAAGACTTCTTCCTACCATACTCCTTATCCATATCTACTATAGTAGGTTGCTTATAATCCCCATTCCTATCTGTAAACGGACTATCTCCAAATGACATAATTAAACAGTTTTATTTACAATCTCTAATTCCTCTGGATCACTAACCTCTTGAATTCCTCCTTGTGCTGCTTGAGCTGCTGCAAACTTCTCCTGCTCAATCTTAAATAATCTCTGATACTCATCAGTAATATTACACTCCTCAATAAAATCCCTCTTTATTGAAGTTAAAGCAGCTTGTCTACGTGCATTTAACTCTAAATCCATAACCTGTAACCTCTTTTCCTCTAAAAAAGCAGCATAATCCTTCTGTTCCTGTTTTGTCATCATAATATATTAATTTTATGCAAATATATATAAACTATAATATATATAAACTTTAAATATACCACATTAACATTATAATAACCCCTAATACCTATAAAATTTTTTTAAAATTTTTTAAGACCCCCTTAATCCTAAAATGTTTGAATAAATATATGTAGAGTACCCCACCATAACGCAGCCTTACGGCAAAGGTTGGGTGATGGTAACCCCCTACATATTTATATGATTATTTCTGATCATCGAGAAATAGTCTAACTTTTTATAAAAAACAAACAAAATTAAAACAAATTACACAAGTGATGAATGTGTAGAACTTAAAATTATGGCTAAGTTACAAAAAATCCGTTTTATTGGTGCTCGATTGAGTACAAATCCTGATACAGCAGTTGTTCAACATGAACAAGGTGTTAAGGGTAGTGTTAATGCAACACAAACAGGTAAATTATTCTTTGTGTTGGATTATCGAGGAACACATGACAGAAAGTTGATGACTAAATCTGTATTGGTGTGGGCAGATGACAATGGTAAGTTTGACTCGAGCGGTGATGATTACAATAGTATGCTTGAAACAGGTGATTTGGATTTTGAAGGTACTGTTATGACTCTTAATAAAGAGGATCATGGTATTTTACCTTATACTGTTGATGGTAAAACATTTGATTATGTGACAATGTTTATTGAAAACGAGCCAGAGGCTGTTGCAAATGCTGTAAAAGCATTTAACAAACAAACTCTGAATCGTAATAATCCTCAACCAACTGCAACTAACAATACTGTTACAAAACAGGAAGAGTTAGAGGCTTTAAATAAAGCTTGGGAATTAGCTACTACACCTCAAAAGAAAGACGCAATTGAAAAACAACGTGTAGTATTGCGTGCTGAATTAGGTATTACACCACCAGTTGCTGAAGAAATAGCTGAAGAAATAGCTGAATAAACTAAATGGTTAAGGAGTGACGCTTAAATGCGTTACTCTTTAACTTTTTATTCTAAAGTATCATCTATATAGATGTATTTATTGTCATATCTCATTATGCAAATATAATACATTTATTATATATACTATATTAGTTTGATATAGTATATTTTAAAACTTATGTAAATTAAAACTTATACTTATACTTATATGATTTGACTGTCATATAGGTACTCATTATGTGAAGTTCCACAACATTATACCTGAAAAGGTATAAATTGTAGGCTAAATAGATATTAGTCAATAAAGAGATGTGTTCTTTATTATATCTATCAAGCCTGTTGTGGACAGTTGAGTAGAACTGTAAAATCTATTACTGTTTAAATCTGTTCAGTAACCACAGACTAATTATATATAATGACTATTCCATTATTATATAGTGTAAAAACTTAAATAACTTTCCAAGTTGTTGAGGACAGCAAAGTTCTATAAATAATTATGAAGCCATAATGGTTGTTAGTAATTAGAATATAGTTTATGCTGTAAAACACAAAATAAATATATAATTTATCTTAATATGTATAGGGTACATTTAAGGTATATTAATTATTTAACTTTGAAATTCAGAGTACTTTGTCAAAAAAAGCGCCAATATATATTTATTTACTTATAAACAACACAATTACATATGAAACATGTTACACAAATACCTTTATATATTAGAGGATATGATACAAATAATACTAAATTAGGTTCATCTTTTATAGAGATACCAATTGGTACAGAGTTAGAGTTTATTAAATTTGGTGATGAGAGTGATGTATATTCTTCAGATCCTATTCATGCTCATTGTTATTCTGGAGAGTTTAATGGTATTAGTTTTAGTAGTAAATTTTTATATACTGATTCTAGTAATATATATTCATTTTATAATATAAAATAATACAATTATTATGAATTCAGAACAATTAATTACGTTGGGTATTTTAAAACAAGAATATCCAAATAGTATTATTATATTATTTAATAATCAATACTTTTTATTATGAAAGATATTAAATCTAATTATATTTATGACACTTTTAAATTATTAACTAACAAATGTTAGTTTTTACCCAATACTAATTGAATATTTGGTATTATTTATTCAATTAGTATTTTTTTTTAACTTAAAACAAATAAAATGAATACTATTATTATAATATCCAATATGGATAAAAGAGAGTTTTTCTTTTCAACAGATCATTGTCAAGATCATAAATTAGGACCAGAATGGGTATCAGTAACTCATTATCTACCTATCTCTGTAGTACCAAGAGAATCTTGTCCTTCTGGATTTATAAAAGATAAAACAGATTTAATTAATGTATTTTACATTGATTATAAAGAAATACCTAATCCTAATTTTAATTATCAACCAAAAAATTAAAACTTATGCTTTTAGCAACACAAAATATCACATTAGAAAATGTGAAAAAATCAAATTATTGGGATTTAATAGCTCATATTGTATGGAATCATTATTCTGAATCTAAATTTCAAGATGAATCAATGGTTGAAATTAAAGAAGATTGGTGTGGGGTATCTCATAATAAATCTTCTAAATCAATGGGTTCTCAGTGGGATAATCCTGAATATATAGAAGATGGATACATTAGAACATTAAATTCTATTGAAATTATCTTTAAAAGAAGTGATTATACTACATGGATTAATATTATGATAAATGATGGTTCAGTTCATTACTTTACAATATATAATGATAAAAGTAATCATAGTACTCCTCAATTTTATCCTAATAATATTGATGTAGTAAATTGGTGTATTTCAAATGGCTTTTTAACCTTTAAATCTTAATTTATGAGAAAATTACCTTTTATCTTAAAATTCCTGTTAGTATCTATGATTGTTACTGTCATATATATGTTTTACGCTATATATGATTATGCCACTACACCAATTCCTCATAAATGTATTGATCCTACACATTTAACATGTGATGGTAATTGTACATGTGATGGTATAGAATGTGGACCATATATTATACATCCTAAACATTGTATGTGTGATATATGTATTGAAGCAACTGATTCAGGTGTAAGAGATTACATTATTAAACAGACTTCAGATTCTACATATATTTTTAATCAAGATAATGAATTGATTAAATCATTTAGTATATCAAAAGATACTATATGTTATATCAAACATGATAACAGTTATTTTAATGCAACTTATAGTGGTGTAAATGGAGGATGTTGTTATCCTCCAGGTACAAATTGTCATAATCCTCATTTGGGTAAACATTAATCTTTTCAATCAGCAGGTCACCAGAGACCACTCTAAAACATCCGTGAGAAAAGAATATATTAAACAAAACCCATTATTAAAGTGACTCTCTATTAAAGAGGGTCACTTTTAACATTTTAAAACAATACATATGAACAATTCAACGTTTTATTTTTTCATATTTATTTTTATATGCTGTGCAATTGTAGGAAGTGTATTTTATAAAAGTAATGAAGAAAAATATCCTATATTAAGATATTATGATAACAGTTATGGTTATTATATGACTAAAGGAGATAAACAGACAGCTCAATATTATAAGGATTTATATTTAAAATTCTTAGATTCCTTAGAATGTGACAAAATTAAACAAGATTCGATTAACCCAAAATCAACATTTTTACCATGACATTAATTCAAATATTATATACATTAATTAGTCTTTCAGCTTTTGGAATGTTTGGTTATCAAATGAGTTCAGTATTAATATTAATATTTACTAATTTTAAAAATAGAAAATATGAAATATTAGGAAGATTACTCTTTTGTATATTTCTATTTTTTATAGGTAATATATTTTTTGCATTAATTGTTAAAAAAGATCATAATTATTCTAAAAAGGCCTCTTATTATAGAGATAAAGCATTTTATTATAATCATAAGAACGACAGTCTATTTTATTTATATTTAGATAGTGCTCAAATATATAATGATTCTGATTATTATGCTAAATTACAAGCAGATTCAATAAAACTATTCAAATAAAAGAAAAAAGTATAGATCAATTTATATATGAAATAAACTTAAAACAATGAAAAAACTATTATTAATAACAATGTTGTTAGCTATTACATCTTTTACTTTCAGTAAAAGTGTATATAAACGCTATAAATTTACTAATCATTACTATTACGATACAGTAAAGATTAAACATATTCAGAAAATACAGAAATATCCTGTATTTCTTGATAAAAGAAACAATAAATTATTCATTTATAAATATTCTACTAATAAAGGTAGATATTGTAATAAATATATTGGAATTAGAATTGTAAGTTGAATTGTTGTTTTAAAAACTTAAATATGGAGAGTGTAATATTTATATTATACTCTCCTATTTATGTAATATCAAAAAATATATGACATTAATACAATTAAATCAAGATAGCTTATTATATTCTAATAAAACTGGTAAAATAATCAACTTTAAAAAAGATACTTTATTTACTATATTTGCTATTCATCCTCATAATACTGTTATTATAGAATATAGTAAAGATTATAATGGTGATACCTTTTATTATGGAACTAATTTATTACTTCATCCTAAAGATTATATGAATATTGTAAAATTAGAAAGTACTGAACAATTTATAGATAAATTAAATGAAATGTTAAATGATTTATAAATTTAATAGTGATGTTAATATTAGAATACAATCAAAATTAATAGATTATAAATATGATATATATCTTATATATTTAGATCATCTAGATGTAAATATAATATATTTTATACAGATAGAAACAGGTATAGCTGAATGTTATGATTATACATCATACAATCTAGAAACATGGTTAAATGCTTATTTTTATGAAAAGCCATATTATTATAATTTAACTCCTATAGATAATAATTTAGAACTTATTGATTTATTACAAAACTTATTAACATTATAACATGATATTAATTTTAAAAGAAGATCATACTTTTCCATATTATATTAGAGGTGAATATACTTCAGGATTAATAAATTTAATTAAAGGAGATAAGTGTATTGTAACAAATGATATTAAGGATACAATTAATCCTAGACAAAAATTTGATTTAACACTTCAATTAAATCCAGATATAATAATTCATTTAGAACTTAGAGATATTACAATCTATTTTACTGGAACATATGATGATGTTATAGAAGGTAAATTATTATCAGTGGGAGAAGTAGTTGATAGTCTTAATGAATGAATTAATAAATAAATTAAATATATCTAATTAGAATATCTCCCAAGACTCTTGACGGTTTTGAATTTTCACATATTAATCCTAATAAAGCTAAATTAAGAGTAAAGCTTAGACAATATGATATAATTGAAGCAGAAATGAATGAATTTGGTAATATTACTAAATTAATATTACTTGATGATCCAAATTATACATATAAGGTAACATCACTTGGAGGTATAGAACCTAAAAATTACAAAAAATTTGATAATTTATATGATGTTATATCATATTTATTATCTTTATTATAAAGAAAGTGCATAATATTAAAAACATTAGGTTGAGATCATATCAAGGCTTAGGCTCTATTAGTAAGTTATTCTAATAGAGTGCTCAAACTTTCGAGTTTACTAGTTCTTACATTTACGATGTTTGTAGTGATCATCGTAAATACACTAAGAGGATTGATTAATTTCAATCCTCTTTTTAATTTTATTACTTAAAACAAAAACAACATATAAAATGTCAACACAAACTAAATATGTAAGATTACTATCTTACTCAGATGCTACTGATTTAATTAGTAGATTAAATGAATATAATAATTTTCCTTGTGCTAATATTACTACAGCAGGAATATGTATTACATTACCTTCTGTAGATATGAATAAAAGTGAGAAATTTATAAAGGATTTCTGTAATTCAAAGAAATCTAAATATGAAATTGTAGATAAAGCTCCTCATGTAATAAATACAGAAATTAAAGAAGATTTACAAAGAAGTATAGCTGAACAATTATTATATAATATAATTTGTTATAGAGCTAATTTACCTTCATATAAAACATCTTCAGAACATACATTTGATCCTGAAGAATATAATTTAGTATTTCCTTTACTTATACAAGAATTTTCATTTATGCAAATCTTATATAGTAAATTTAGTACTAATAAAGAATATACAATTATAATTCCAATTACTCAAAACTAATATTATGCTTGATTTATTATTATTTTACATCATATTTTCATATGTATCAACAATCTCTATGTCTCTTGATTCTGTAACATTTGCTTTTAAAGATGATTTAGAAATTCCTACAAAATTACAAAAGGTATCTTTTTTTATATTAATATGGATAATATCTCCTATTACAATGTTACTTATAATTAATAAAGCAGTATTAAATTTAGTAAATAGTTCATCTAAATGGACAACTAAAGATTAAGTAACCATCATACAACTGAAAATTAACATAAATAACCATCATTCATATGTGAATACTAGACTAATTTTAGTATTCATTCATTTTTAACCCAGAATAAAGACTATTATGCCACAATTTAAATTACCCTCAATAAGAGGATCACCTCATTAATTATTTAATAATTAATAATTAATACTTATAATATATAAAGAAAATAGACCTACTAATCAGACATTGGTCAGATTAACTAATTAAAAATTTGTCAAATATGAACAGATAATAATATATAAAGGGAGTAGATAAAACTACTCCCTTTTTTTTAGTATTTATAGCATGGAGCTATTTATTATTTAAATTGAGGTTCGAATCCTTAAAATACTGCATTAATCTTATTTGAGAAGAGGTGTATGATAGCATGGTCGTAGTATAACGATCGGGATTGGTTTGAATCCAATATTTTTGAATAAGATTTTTATTAATTATAAAACAACTAAACACTTTACAATTATGAAAGAAGAAAAAATGATAACAGAAAAGATTTTTATAGTATTAGCATTTTTAATGGGAATGTTATTTGCAATGTTATTAACTCCTCCTAGAGAAAAACCTAAATTAATAACAATATATACTCCTTCAGATATATTATATCTACATGGAGATAGTATATATTCAGAATCAGGATTAATAGATACAGTAATTAAAAATGAAAGAGATTATTCTAATTATGTTGAAAATGTAACAGCATTTCATGCCAATAATCCTATTCAAACAATATTAAATCAAATTGATTCTCAAATTATGGTATTAAATTGTAATAATAGTCTAGATTCATTAATTAAATATAAAATTAATGAATTTGGTATTACAGATAGTAGTATAATTAAAGATATATATGAAATATACAGTAGGTGATATATTACATAGGAGATAAATTCATAACCAAACTACATTTTTCTGATAATATAGAAAAATATGATATAGTAGAAATTATTGATATATATAATGATGAAATTGACAATCTTCAAATAATAGAATTATATAATGAAACTAAAAATAAAATTGTTAAAATATATACAGTATCTATTAATAATCATTTTCAACCAATCAAAAATGAAACAATATTGTTAATAGATTTATTAGAATTACTTTTAAATAAATTATTATGAGTGATGAATTATATATGAATAGGGAAACGTTAGAATTATACAAATTAATTAGTATAAATGGAAATAATGTTCATTTATCTAAATTAACAAATTATAATTTATGCATTGATGATAATCAATCTATATACATACATTTATCTTATTTTAAAGTTAAATATTTTACAACAAGCACATCTAATATAATTAATATTATATTATGTTTATTAAATAATTACAACTAATGGCACAAAAAACAATAATTCCTTATATAGAAGGAGATACATTTATTACTGAAAAGGAATTAACACTTAAAGGTTTTAGATTATTCCAATTTACTATATATACAATAGATAAAATATATGATATTAAAGGAAGATTTCGTGTAGATGTTTCTCGTAAATCAGGAACTAGTACATATTATAATACTATTCCTTTATATTTATTACAAGCAAAGTTCATAAAGAAGCAAGATCATTATGACTTATTAGAAAAACATTTACAATTATTAAATCAAATTAAATAAAACAACATGAAACAACACGATCCTTTTGACTTTATTGAAGATGAGAACTGCTTCAATTAAACTTGTTTTAAGTGAGCCTGGAGGATGTAAATCCAAAGGGTTCATTTATTATTTTAAATCTCTTAAAACCCCTTAATCATGCACTACAGATTAAGAAGAATTAATAGTGAATTTGGCGTATAAACATATATAAATTAATAATATGTTTATATGTGATCCTCAACCAAATGAGTGTGTGGACAACTTATGAACAGCTATTAATTTTAAATTAAAAACAAATTATGTCACAAACTCCTAAAAAAGAAATACTTACATTTGAACAATTTTGTGAACTTATTCTTAAAATATATACACGAGGTATACCTGAAGAAAATCAATGTTCAGGATATCATATATTAAAGAATTTAGTTAAAAATAATGAGGAACCTTATTATCATAAATTAGAAATAGGACAACCTACTAATTTACAAGGAATTCATACTCAATTAAGATCATATATTATTTATAATTGGTATTATATCAAAAGTTTAAAGTTTGAAAATGAATAAACTATATCAAATAATATATCCTAATGGAGTAATTCAAACAAAAACTATGATTTCTCATAATGATTATTTAAGAGTTCAATCTATTGAAGATCCTATAGAATGGAAAAAAGCTTATAAATCATTAGGAAATGGATATGAATGGTTTACAGACAAGTCTTCATTTTCACATGCATTAAATAATAATGGTGAATTTAAATGCTATTCAGGCATTATTACAATACAAATAAAACAATTATGAAACAAAATATACTTTGGAATAAATTATTATTAACGTTTATTTCAAATCTTCCACAAACATATATAGGATATATATTTATCAATATATTATTATTTATACCTTGTATAATAATAGGAATTATACATATTATAAATATAAACTTTTTATCAACATATCCGCCCTATAAAGATATGGATGATAAAGAAGCTTTGTTCTTTAATACTGTACTATCTCTTTTTTTATATAGTATAACCATTATTATTATATTTCATCTATATTTATTTATTAAATATATTATATTTAGTAAAACATTTTTATTAATATTGATGATAGTACTAACTTTATATGTAATAAAATTAGTTTATAAAACAATTGAACAGCATAACTTTAAAAAAATAAAATGGAATTAAATAATAAAAATAAACTTTGGGCTATCCAAGATAACTGTTTATATCTTGCAGATACTACTAATACTCAAAAATTAC